AGCGGGGGGTGGGGGGGGGGGGGCGGACTGAGGGCGCCTGGCCGACTCCGGCTGGCCGAACGAGAGGGCCCCTCGGCTGATCGCGCAATTTTTCCCTGTCTGCTCGGCCCCGATGGCCTCGCGAGCGCGTGCACGAGGTCCGGCGGCTCGCGAGCCCCGCATCCCGGCCTATGATCTATCCACCCAACCAAGGAGAAGCACCATGCAATACAAGACTTGCGGCACCTGTGATGGCAAAGGGCAGGTTCGGATTGGAGGACGCCCTGCCTGCTGGCGTACCTGTGGTACCTGCGACGGCTCCGGGAGACAGCCATGACCAACAAGAAGGACATACCCGAGCGCGCCAGGCTCTCGATGGAGCGCGGGCCGATCTCCCAGCTCGAGCTGACGGACGAGGACCTGGAGGGCCTCTCGGCAGCCCAGACGATGGCCACCCACAAGAAGGCCGCCTTCCTCCGGGCGTTCGCCATGCGGGGCATCGTCCTCGAGGGCGTGACGGCTGCGTCCGTGTCCAGGCAGACCGTCAAATACTGGCGCGACGCGGACGAGTGGTTCGAGGCCCTGTACCAGGCGGCCCTGGAGGAGGCGGGCGACCGCGTCGAGGCCGAGGCCATGCGCCGGGCCATGGACGGCGTGGACGTGCCCGTGATCTACCAGGGCATGCCCACCATGACCCAGGACGCGGTCACGGGCGAGCAGCGCGTGCTGACCACCAAGCAGTACAGCGACCCGCTGCTCGCCCTCCTGCTAAAGGGCCGGAAGCACGAGTACCGGGAGAACGTCAAGCAGACCCACGCCTTCGAGGGCCAGACCGGCGTGCTGATCGTCCCCGCGGCCGTCGACCCGGACGCCTGGGCCAAGGCAGCGGCCGCCCAGCAGGCGCAGTACGCTGGCTCCACGGGAGAAGACCAGGGGGCAAAATGATGTCTGTTGTCAACATCAACCCTGAGAGGATACCATGGCAAACACCGAAGGAAAGAACGCGAGGGGCGAGCCCCGCAGCGCGAAGGAGCTGGCAGACGCGCCGGTCGTGGCGAGGCCGGCCGTCTACGACCCCAACAACCTGCTGAACTACCTGCTCCAGCATCGGGGCCTGAAGAACGACGCGGCCCTGTCCCGCTGGCTGCAGCTCGCGCCGCCCGTCATCTCGAAGCTGCGCCACCGCGAGCGCGAGGTGAGCGCGAGCATGCTGATCTGCGTCCACGACCAGACGGGCATACCGGTCCGCACCCTGCGCGACCTGATGGGCGACCGCCGGGCCAAGTGGCGCTTCGGCGAGCGCGTGGCAAAGAGGAGGTCTGTCCATGCATAACGACCAGAAGCAGGAGTCCCGCCTCGACCGCGCCGAGGCTGACGCCATCGACCGTCGCGTGATGGGCCGGTCGGCGGCCCCCTACGGCGCCATGGGCACGATCGGCCACCACACCCTCACCTGCATGAAGTCCCTGGGCGCCCAGCACATGTGCACCTGTGGCCTGGACGCGATCCTCGACGACCGCGGCAACACTCCAGTCCCGCGTGACACGGCCCTCGGCGCTACCAATGCCCATGACATTGCCGACGTTATCCGTCGGGCTGCCGAGGCCCACAATCCCCAGGGCGTCAAGGACCTGCAGGCCCGGCAGGAGCGCGAGCGGGCCTACCGCACCCAGGACGAGATCGACCGCGAGCTGGGCCGCCTGGTCCGTGAGACCATCGCGGGAGGCGCGCACCACCTCGGCCTCGGCTGCGACGTGCCCAGCGGGAACTGGGGCGTGCGCGTCTCCGGCATCCCGGGGCACCCGTCCTACTACGGCGAGACCCTGCTCGACGCCGTGCGCCTCGCCCACAAGGCACACGGGGGCAAGCCGTGAGCCGCCTCGTCAACGGCTTCTGGTCCCTGCCCGCCGCGATCGCCCTGTCCCTGCTCGCGGGGGCAGGCCTCGCGGCCTGCAGCAAGAAGGCCGAGTCCACCCAGCAGGTCAACCGGGACTTCCAGGTGGACACCCTGTTCACCCACGATGGCTGCACGGTCTACCGGTTCAACGACGGTGGGGCGAGCCGCTACTTCACCAACTGCAAGGGCAGCACGCAGTGGCAGGAGGGCTGCGGCAAGAACTGCACGCGTGGCGTCGAGGTGCTGGGAGTACCCCAATGACCAAGCTCCTCTGGCGCCTCGTTGCCCGCGTCGTCTCCCGCCCGTGCGTGGCGGACTGGCTCATCGCCCGTGCCAAGCGCACGCCCTACCACCACATCACGTCCGCCGACGGCCGGGACGTCTACATGGAGCGCTACTGGCTCCTCAACCCCTACCCGTACCGCTCATCGGAGTCGATGAAGGGCTGGCGTCGGCTGTTCCCCTCCGCACGCATCCACTGGATTCGCCGTGAGGACCGGGACCGCCACATGCACGACCACCCGTGGAACGCCCGCACCCTCGTCCTGCGCGGCTGGTACCTCGAGGAGCGCCGCGAGGTCTACGAGGGCGAGCGCCTAGGCCGCTACGTCCTGGCGCGCCGGCTGCGGGCTGCGGGCGACACAGCTGCCCTCCGCTTTGGTGAGTACCACAAGATCACCGACGTGCCGGAGGACGGCGTCTGGACCTTGTTCATCACGTGGCGTTACCGTGGGACCTGGGGCTACCTGGTAGAGGGCACGAAGGTGCCATGGCGCAAGTACCTGGGCCTCGACCAGTAGGCACCCAAACAGTGGAGGCCGGGGACCCGATCCCCGGCATGATGTACCCACCTCAACCATGAAGGAGAAGAGAATGAGCCTAGGATCGGCCATCTTGACCACCGAGGGCATCGTCCTCGAGGCCACCGGGGGCGTGTTCCTGCGGTGGTACTGGGACCACAAGCGGGGCACCCAGACCCTGCGCGTCGACACCACGCCGGACCTGGCGATGGCCTCGACCAACCCCGATGCCCACACCACGCGCGAGCTTGGCAGGCTCGGCCAGGCCGTGGTGCGCCGCCACCGCGTGAAGGTCGAGCGCGTGGTGCGCATCCTGGCGCCCGCCGAGCTGGCCCTGGAGCCCTCTCCCCCACAGCCAAGCTTTGACCCCAGCGTGGGTCGCTGCGAGGAGTGTGGGCACGGCAGCTGCAATGGAGAGTGCCTATGAAGCGCTGGTACACAGTGAGGGGCTACGTGGTCGGCGTGGACTGGGGCAATGTGGCCTTTGCCTCGCTGGTCACGGCCATAGTCGCCATGATCGTGGTCCTGGTGTGGCTCACCCTCAACGAGGACAAGCCCCACTACTCCGTGCCGGCCGAGCTGTGCACGGAGCGCGACACGGGCCACACGCGCGAGGAGCTGTCCCACTACAACTGCGTGGCCTGGGACAAGCAGGGGACCTGCACGGTGCAGCAGCCGGTCTTCCGCACGGCCCACGAGATGGAGGTCACATGCAGGCCCTTCACGACCTGGCGCTGACCTGCCCGCAGGCTCTCTGCTACGGTGGAGAGCCCTGCCTGCAGTGCAGCCGGCAGCCGGATCCCATACGCTGTGCCATGCTGACGGCGAGCGGCTGGCCGATCGTGCCCGGCCGCCGCGTGAGGATCCGCCACGACATCATTGACCACGGGTCTGACTGCCACCCGCCCGGCCGGGTGGCACGCGGCGGGGAGATGCTGTACGTGCTGCGCCATGCTGACTGGATCTACCCTGTGTATAGCGCCTTCGTGCTGTCCCATGCCCCGGACGAGAAGACCTATGGCGGCTTCGTGGCGTACCGCCACGAGGTCGAACTTTACTGGGAGCAGCCCGACCTGTTCCCCACAACTTTACCAACCACGAAGGAGATTCACCCATGAAATTTTTCCGCTCTATCCTGCTCGACGTCGTCCAGGTAGCCCTCGCAGTCCTGTGGCTGCGCCACGGTGAGGACGGCGCCGGCAACGCGCTCCTGGCCATCAACTGGACCACCTCGGTCTTCCGCCTGTGGATAGCCCTCGCGAGCATCGACGATGGCCTCAAGCCCCACCCGGGCGGCGCTGTGTGGGACGCCTACAACTGGCTCCGCTTTGGCGTCAAGTTCCTGTTCCTCGCCTGGATTGCGCACTTCTGGCTCATGGGCGTCTACGTCGCCAGCTGCCTCTTCGTCGCAGCAGCCGTGCACCAGTATAAAGTCAAGCAATCGCAGGCATCCGCCTGACGCCCTCCCGGGCACAATCTCTGGGTGGCCTTCGGGGCCGCCCTTTTTATTACCCACAGGAGCAGCACCATGAAGAGCATCATCGTCCAGGACGCTGGGCACGAGGACCAGCACGCAGCAGACCCGGTCGACCGGGCAGGGGCCGAGGTCGAGGCCAGCAACCGCGAGGCGCGCGAGGCCCACCAGCGGCGCGTGAAGGCCAGCGGCAACATGCCGGACCCCCTGCCGGACGGCACTTGTGCCAACGAAATGTGCGGCGAGCAGGTCGAGGAGGAGCGGGCCGCCCTCGGGCTGGGGCTGTGCCTCGACTGCGCCCAAAAGCGCGAGCGAATGCGCCTGCGGAAGAAGCGGGGGTTCTGATGTACGCGTACGAGAATGGCGGGGGCAGGTACGTCCCCGGCGTGTACGACCTGCACTACCGGTGCCAGGACTGCGGGGGAATCTTCCAGGTCGTCAAGCAGCGGGGGCCGGCCCTGTGCTCCCTGGACTTCACCTACGAGGAGGTCCTCCTCCTGCACGCCCTGCACGCCACCCTCCTCTACGCCCCGCACTACCACCGGGACCGCACGACCGGCCTCGGCCGCCTGGTCGGCCTCCAGCCGCGGCAGAACTCCAAGTTCTACGTCCTGTTCAAGGCCGAGCAGTGACGGCTTGCCTGGCCCCGCCCGGGGCGTAGAATCTCTTGGTGCCCCAACCAGGAGATACCCTTGAGCCGCCACTACGTCTGTGACAACCCCGCCTGCCGGGACCACCGGCCGAATCCTCACGACGCCGACGACATGCTGCAGGTCTACCTGCAGGACGTCGAGCCCGAGCCCCCACTTCCCCTTCTCAGCAATTCCCAAGCGCCCTGCAACCTACAGACCACGCGTCGGCTCGTGGTCCGCTGGCCGTATAAGGTGCCACACGGCTGGAGCTGGCAGACCATCCACCTCTGCGACGACTGCCACACCTCTGGGGGCCAGGAGCTGGCCCAGCAGGCGTGGGAAAGGATGAACGGATGACCCACACGCCAAGTGACAACGACAAGCGGGAGCTGTGGAACCTCATCTGCGGGAGCGTGCTCGGCCAGGGCAGCGCCCGCACGGTCTACGAGCACTGCCTCGACTCCGGCCTGGTGCTCAAGGTCGAGAGTGGCGCCGGCAGCTTCCAGAACGTCCTGGAGTGGGAGACCTGGGAGCAGGTGCGCGACACCGAGCACGCCAGGTGGTTCGCCCCGTGCGTCGCCATCAGCCCGTGCGGCGGCGTCCTGGTGCAGAGGCGTACCGTCCAGCCGAAGGCCTACCCAGACCTGGTGCCCAACTTCTTCACCGACCTCAAGCTGACCAACTTCGGCACGCTCCTGCCCTACAAGGACGAGGAGGAGCGCTTCGTCTGCCACGACTACGGGTTCACCCGGCTGATGGGACTCGGGCTGACCAAGCGCATGGCCAAGCCCAACTGGTGGCGGGCAAAGTGAGAGAGGCCTACAACGGGCCCCACCATGCCAACGCCTGCCAGGATCCTGACTGCGAGGAGTGCGCGTGGCTGCTGGACGGCCACTGCATGGCCTGTGACGTGTGCGGGCACGTGGGGCACACCGAGGCCGACGGCTGGGCCCTAATTACCAGCGGCGGCGTTCGGTGCGAGTCCTGCCCCGACCCAGATGATGGTATACCCCGCTCACGGGATACGGGATGATGACTACTCCTAAACACGTAAACCCCTGAGAAAAGGAGAAACACCATGAGCACCCAACTGACCAAGCAGGCACGCAAGCACCAGGCCCTGCTGAACACCCTGCTGGAGAACGTCACGACCGTGCAGGCGCAGTTCGCCGACCACCACAAGCTGTACACCTACAAGGTCCCGACCCACTGGGGCATCAAGGCTGGCGACGGGCTGGTCGTCGACTCCCCGAACTCGGGCATGACTGTGGCCAAGGTCGTGTCGGTCGACGCGGTTCCGGCCTTTGACGCCGTGGCTGACTTCGCCTACAAGTGGGCAGTCCAGAAGGTCGACCGCTCCGGCTACGACGCCCAGCAGAAGCGCGAGGCCCTGTTCCTCGAGCAGATGGCGGTTGTCGAGCGCCTGAGTGCCCGCGCCGACACCCTGAACAAGGTGCAGACCGTGCTGGCAGACAAGCCGGAGGCGTCCCAGGCCTTCAAGGATGCCATGGCGGTCCTGAACGGCGTCGTCGGCCTGGCACAAGCCGAGGGCACCGCGGAAGCCACCACGGCCCAATAAACGACCCGGAGGGGCATTCGTGCCCCTCCCCCTCCCCCAGGAAGACACGAGAATGAGCGACAAGAATCTCCCCCACCAGCGTGACGTCATCGTCGTCGCCCTGGAGCAAGCCCTGGCCGACCACGCCGGCAACCCCCTGAAGACCACGATCCAGCTGATGAGTGACCTCGTCGAGGCGTACTCCAGCCGCGAGCTGGTCATCGTCTCCGACCGCGTCGAGTCCCTGCGCGAGGGCGTCGTGGTGTGGCTCAACACCCACGTGGACTACTACCACGAGGTCGTCATGCGCCCCATGACCATGCACACCTCGGCCGCAACCCTCATGAAGGCCCGCATCGAGTCCGCCGGCGCTCCTGGCAGCCGCATGCCCCTGCCCAGCCGCGTGCTCTGCGCCTTCGACAGTCGCCCCGAGATGCGCACCGTGTGGGCCGACTACGGCGTCCCCTGCTACCTGACCCCGGGGGTCAAATGATGGGCCGCGCCGCCGCCGAGGTAGTCTACGCCCTGATGCTTGTGCTTGCCGGCGTGGGCATGAGTCTGCTGTGCACCAAGGCCATGGTCCCGGACATGCCACCGGCAAGCCCTGTCCAGGTATGCGCGCCTCGGCAGTCCACGGACAACGCCTGTGCCGCCTGGCTCTTCCGCAGCGACCTGGCCACGGCGAAGAAGCGCATGTGCGGTCGGTCCCAGACGAAGGAGACACCGAAATGAAGCTCGGAAATGGAGGAGAGGCCATGCTCGGTGCGATCGGCCAGCGCGTGCAGCCTGGGACGGTTGTTGACTTTGAGGGCCTGGTGGACGCAGTGCTCGATCGCTTTCGCGGGCTGAAATTGCCGGACCGGGGCCGATACGCTTGCAAGAGCATGGTCGAGGTGGCCCACCAGGTGCCGTCCTATTTCGTCTATGCCTTTGAAAAGGGTACAGACCGCATGGGCATTCCACCAGCGCTCTATGCCCTGTGTGTCGACGCGGTGTTGCATGGTGACTCCCTGAAGCAGGCCTGTCGCCGGCTGGCAACCCGCCAGCCCGGCCACCCGGACTTCAATCGGTACCATGGCAAGATGGCCCCGAGGCTTCACCTGTACAGTCGGAAGCAGCCGGTCAAGGCCGTGGCGGAGCAGACCTACGGGCTGGAGGTTCGAGATGCCAGTGGCCAGCTGGTCATCAAGATCGGCAACTTCGGCAGCCCGGACTGGAACCCCCTCGTAATGCAGCCCGACCATCCCAATTGCCGGTCAGTCCTCCAGCCCATTAGCCCCGAGCAGCACTTCTCGGTTGTCGAGGAGCCCGAGGAGCCGAGCTTCCTGGACGCTGAGGGCCCCGAGGATAAGGGTGGCAGCTTCCTCGACGGCATCCTGTAGCACCGACGCCGCGCTACCATTGGCGGATCATGCGAATCCGTCAAACCAACAACTTACCGGCCCTCAAGCCGAAGATCTGGGCGCCGCAGGCCGGCTCCCAGGTCCTCTTCCTCTCCTGCCCCGTCTTCGAGTGCCTGTACGAGGGCACGCGTGGCCCCGGCAAGACCGACGCGCTCCTGGCCGACTTCTGCCAGCACGTAGGACGCGGCTACGGCGCCGCCTGGCGCGGCATCCTCTTCCGCGCCACCTACCCCCAGCTCTCCGACGTCGTCGCCAAGTCCAAGGCCTGGTTCAGGGCCTGGTTCCCGGGGGCCAAGTTCAACGAGTCGGACTACGTGTGGACCTTCCCGGACGGCGAGCAGCTCCTGCTCCGCCACATGGCCAAGCCCGCGGACTACGACAACTACCACGGCCACGCGTACCCGTGGATCGGCTGGGAGGAGCTCACCAACTGGGCGACCGGCGACTGCTTCAAGCTCATGATGTCCTGCTGCCGCTCCACCGTGGCGGGCATGCCGAGGAAGGTGCGTGCCACCACGAACCCCTACGGCAAGGGCCACAACTGGGTCAAGAAGCGCTACCGCCTCCCGCAGATGCGGGGCAAGGTCATCCGCACCGAGGGCGAGCCGGACCGCATCGCCCTGCACGGGAACCTCGTCGAGAACAGGATCCTCCTGGACGCCGACCCCCTATACATCCAGCGCATCAGGGCCGCGGCGGCCAACCCACAGCAGATCGAGGCCTGGCTCAACGGCTCCTGGGACATCACCTCGGGCGGCATGTTCGACGACCTGTGGGACTCGATGGTGCACGTCGTCCCGCGCTTCCAGGTGCCACGGTCGTGGATCATCGACCGCAGCTTCGACTGGGGCTCGTCGAAGCCGTTCTCAGTCGGCTGGTGGGCCGAATCGGACGGCACGGACCTGGTGCTGCCGAGCGGCCGGGTCATCAGGACGGTGCCCGGTGACCTGTTCCGCATAGCCGAGTGGTACGGCTGCCAGAAGGGCGAGGAGAACAAGGGCCTGCACATGCTTGCGGGCCAGATCGCTGAGGGCATCAAGTTCCGCGAGATCAGCCTGGGCCTGGCGGGCCGCGTGAAGCCTGGGCCGGCCGACTCGTCCATTTTCGACGAGGAGAACGGCAGCTGCATTGCCCGGGACATGGCGGTAAAGGGCGTCAAGTGGGAGAGGGCAGACAAGGGGCCTGGCTCCAGGAAGCAGGGGTGGCAGCAGATCAGGAAGCTACTGGCCGGTGCCGCCAACCTGGATGAGGAGGGCAAGGTGCGCGTGGGCCTGCCGAGGGAGCACCCGGGCATCTTCGTTGTGGGCGAGCTGAACGAGGCCTTCCTGCGAGTGGTGCCTCACATCAACCGCTCCGACAAGGACCCAGACGACGTCGACACCGACTCTGAGGACCACGGCGCGGACGAGGCGCGCTACCGGGCCCGCTTTAAGCGGAAGGTCCTGAAGCAGGGCAGCTTCTAAACGACGGCGTACGGCCCTCCGGGGCCACGGCATCATCTACCCATGCCTCGAAACACACTACCCCGGGTGTGTTAGACTTGGGTGGGACTAACCGGCCGAAGGTTATGAATCCCTAGCAGTGGTATCTAGCCGGGCTAGAACACAAGTATAGTCGAAGGCCACATGACTGTATTCGGGAGCGCTCCCGTGTACATGACTGGAGAGATGCCCGATCCCTTGGCCTCAGGGAGAAGGACGGAAGGCGGACCCGGTATCGAACTGCTGTGGTAAGCAGGAGCAACGCCCTTAGAAATAGCCCTTCAGAGCCCGCCGCAAGCGGGCTTTGTCGTTTCTGGACTCGGGGTGATGGCTTACGCCGGTAGGGTCTGCGGTGCAGTATCGGGCGATCAAACCAACGCCCAGGGAGAGCCCCGTGACCACCAAGAAAGAAGCCGACGTATCAACCCCCTCGACTGCCCACGAGGCGATGGCGCCGTACTGGGCGATGGCCGAGACCCTGCTGGGTGGCACGCGTGCCCTCCGCGGCAAGGGCCAGGACTACTTGCCCCAGCACGAGCAGGAGAGCGATAAGAACTACCGTAACCGCCTCGCCCGTGCGACCCTCCTCAACATGTTCGAGTCCACCCTCGACACCCTGTCTGGCAAGCCCTTTGAGGATGCAATTACCATCAACGAGGACGTGCCCCCAGAGATTTCTGAGCTGATCCTGCCAGACGTTGACCTGCAGGGCACGGCAATCCAGCCGTTCTGCCAGGAGTGGTTTCGCATGGCCTGGGCCAAGGGCCAGGCGCACGTCCTGGTGGACCAGGGCGTGGCCGAGAAGAAGTTCGACGGCTCCGGCAGGGAGCGCCCACGTACCCTCGAGGATGACCGCGCAGACGGCCTGCGCCCCTACTGGGTCCTCATCCGTCCTGAGAATCTGCTGGCCGCCTTCGAGCGCGTGGAAAACGGGCACCGCTATCTCACCCACGTGCGGATTCTGGAGAAGACCGTCGAGCAGCAGGGCTTCGAGGAGGTCGAGGTCAACAAGATCCGCGTCCTCGAGCCGGGGATCTGGCAGCTGTGGAAGATGAGCGACGATGGCAAGAAGTGGGTGATCGAAGACCAGGGGACGACTGGCCTCGGCCGCATCACCCTCACCACCTTCTACGCAGGCAAGCGTGAGGGGCTCATGTTGTGCAAGCCGCCTCTTGAAGACCTGGCCCACCTGAACATTACCCACTGGCAGTCAAGCGCAGACCAGCGCAATGTTCTCACCGTCGCGCGCTTCCCAATTTTGGCAGGCAAGGGGGTCGATGCGGACTCCAAGGTTACGATCGGCCCGAACAACTACCTCACCACCACCGAGGGTGGTGAGTGGTACTATGTCGAACACACGGGTGCCGCGATCGAGGCGGGCCGCAAGGACCTGGAGTCCCTCGAGAACCAGATGGCCTCGTACGGCGCCGAGTTCCTGCGGCAGAAGAGCGGCGACGAGACGGCAACGGCCAGGGCTCTCGACTCGGCGGAGACCAACTCCTACCTCAACATGACTGCGCAGCGTTTCCAGGACTGCATCGCCCAGGTGCTGCAGGACACTGCCGACTGGATGGCTCTGGCAGAAGGCGGCACCGTCAAGCTTGCCGACTTTGACGACGAGCCAGCTGGCGCAGATGCCCCGTCCCTGACCGCCCTGAAGGACGCCCGTGCCTCCCGCGACCTGTCGCGTGAGAATTACCTGATCGAGCTCAAGCGCCGCGGCGTCCTGAACGAGGACTTCGACCCCGAAGACAACCAGGAGCAGCTGGACCAGGAGGTGCCGTCCGACGGCCTTGGCGGCATGTTTGGCGATGGCAAGACCGACCCCACGGGCAAGGGTGATCCAAAGCAGCCCGCGGGCGGAGCTGAGTAATGGCCACTACCGCAAATGAGGACCTGTACGACGCCACGCTCCGCCACCAGATCAAGCTGCTGCGGTACTCGGCAGGGCAGGCACGTGCGGTCCTGAAGATTCTCAAGGCGGCCGATGCGGAGCTGGTTGCCAAGCTCCAGACAGAGCTCACCGAGATCTCCGAGACGCGCCTGAAAGCCCTACTGGTAGACATCCGAAAGCAGCGGACGGTGCTGATGGAGGACCTCAGGACGGAGATCGCCAAGGACGCCGAGACGCTGGCCGATGTCGAGGCCAACTGGGAGCTTGGCGCCATCCAGGCGGCCTGCCCTGTGGCCCTGAAGCTCAATGCCGTGTCGCTGGCCACGTTGAAGGCCGCAGCAGGGCGGCCCATCAATGGCGTGCCACTCGAGGGCTGGCTCAACAACCTGCGCGCGGGGGACATCCACCGGATCGAGCAGCAGGTCAGGCTCGCAGTCACGCAGGGTGAGACCCTGGACCAGCTCGTCGGCCGCATCCGTGGCACGAGGGCCAACGCCTACGAGGACGGGGTGCTGTCGGTGACGCGCCGCAACGCCCAAGCCATCGCCCGTACTGCAGTGGCCCACGTGTCCTCCGAGGCGCGCCAGGAGGTCTGGAAGGCCAACGCAGACATCATCTCCGGCGTGCGCTGGGTAGCGACCCTCGACGGCCGCACTTCCAGCGTGTGCCGGGGGCGCGATGGCCACATCTACCCCATGGACTCGGGGCCACGTCCGCCGGCCCACGTGAATTGCCGCTCGACCACCACGCCCGTGCTAGACGGCGAGGCAATTGTGGGCAACCGTCCGACTGTCCGTGACACCCGTACCCGCGGGAAACGTGAAACAGATTTCCATGCGGAGGCAAAGGCTCAAGCAGGAGATTCCTGGAAGGGCATGAGCAAAGACGAGCGAAGAGAGGCAATCAGGGCCCAGCGTAACAAGTGGGCAGACGAGAATATCGGGCAGACCGCCTCAAACGTGACCTACGACGAGTGGCTGCGCCGGCAGCCGAAGGCCTTCCAGGAAGATGTGCTAGGCGTGGGCAAGGCCGAGTTGTTCCGCCAGGGGCTGACCCTCGACAAGTTCATCGACGAACGCGGCAAGGAGTACACGCTCGAGCAGCTCCGAGAGGCACTATAAACACTGGCTCAATCCGCAATGGACCTGCGTTATCTTGCAGGTCTACCTACAACCCCGGGCGCGAAGCCCGACACAACCCGCGTGACGCGGAGAAGGAGAAGTTCCCATGGATTTCGTATTTGGCGAGAACACCACTGTCGCAGACATCAACAAGGTGCCGGAGCAGTTCCGCGGGCTGTACGCCCAGGGCGAGAGCGGCTACGCACTGAAGGATGACTACAAGGGTGTGGTGGGCGCGGTCGACGGCCTGAACAAGTCGCTCAAGGCCTCCCGCCGCGAGGCTGACGAGGCCCGCAAGAGCCGCATCGACCCAACGCAGTACGCCGCCGTCGGCCAGCTGCTCGGCCTCGAGGGCGACGACGCCGCGAGCGCCGACGCGATCCGCACGGCCGTCGAGAAGACCATCAGCGAGTCCAAGGACGGCAAGGTCAACTGGGACAAGATGAAGCAGAGCCTCGAGCAGGGCTATAAGAAGCAGATCGAGGGCAAGGACAGCGAGCTGCAGACGATGAACAAGACCCTGCAGAAGTACCTGGTGAGCAACGCGGCCGTCTCGGCCATCGCCGCCAACAAGGGCGTGCCGGAGTTGCTGCTCCCGCACATCACCTCGCAGACCAAGGTCGTCAAGGAGGGCGACGAGTACGTGGTGCGCGTCGTGGACGCCGCCGGTGACCCGCGCGGCAACGCCTCGGGTGGATTCATGACGGTCGAAGACCTCGTGAAGGAGATGAAGTCGAGCGCCGTCTTCGGCCGGGCGTTCGAGAGCGAGAGCAAGAGTGGCACGGGCATGCAGCCGGGCGCCGGCAAGCAGCACGTCCCGCCGCGTCAGGGCGAGCTGAGCGCCAACGAGAAGATCGCCCGCGGCCTCGCAAGTCGCAACCGCTAAGCATCTTCCCGCAGTAGAGCAAGGGGCCCTTCGGGGCCCCTCGTCATTTACAGCCCGGACAGGGCAGTGTCGCGCGAGGCGATCAGGGCCTTGCGCACGTCCATGAGGCACTCGCCGAGCCAGTTCGGCCCACGCCAGTTGGCGCGATCCTCGATACCCTCCTCACCCTCAACCATACCGATACCCCAGATGACGTCGGTCGGGCTTGCCTCGACAAGCTCCTTGCCCTCGGTCTCCATCAGGCCTCGGTAGAGGTGTGGGGAGCTCGTGAACTTGGCCATCGAGGCCATCCGCACGATGTCGCGGGCCACGGCCTCCCACACAGCCTTATCAAAGCCCTTGACGCGCTTCCCGATGGCCTTCTGCTTGCTCGGGTCGTTCGTGGACATGACTGCCGCGAGGGCCGGGCCATCGCAAAAGAGGCGGGCCTTCTGGGCCATCATGTACTGCTCAGCGCAGTTGTACCTGACACCGTCCACGGTGAACGAGCAGGCGTACCACTGCGAGAAGATTCCGCCGTAGAAAAAGACGAACGGGGATTGCTGAGGCTTCTTCATGTGTTTCTCCTTTATGGGGGCCCGTAAGGCCATGCTCCAGTTGTTTGGTTTATGAGTTCATTATGCTGGGTATTTCTCCTCAAGGGAGCCCCAGTTCCTCTATTTTTCTCACTTGCGAATAATGTTAATCTCAACTTCGTCGGAGTTGCTGAACTCGTCAAAGGTGCGGAGCAGCCGAGCAGCGGTCCTGATCGGGCCGTTTGCCGCCCACCAAGCATTGGCTTGAGCCCGTACAGGGGTCGTGATCTTACCAGCCTGAGCGCCCAGGGAGTAGCTGGTTTTCTCGGTGCGGAGGTTAGTGATCTCGATGATGTACATGCTGTGCTCCAGTTGTTTGGTTGATGAGTTCATTATGCTGGGTATTTCTCTTCAAGGGAGCCCCAGTTCTTTTATTTTTCTCTATTTCTTTATATTCTTTTATTTATCTAGAGAGATATAAAGAGAATATAAAGGAATAAGGAATCTAAGTAGTTGATTCTAAAGGCAATCTAGAGGTATAGGGCAACTAGGGCAGTTTGTCGTCGGGTCGTGGTAGCTGTGTCGACCGCGCCCTGGCCGAGCATGGAGGGGGCCGGCCGACGCATCCCGAATGGCTTCCTGGGCGAACGACGTGCCCAAGGCTCAGTCAGGCCCGAAAGTCCCGAAAGCCAGTCGCACCTAGGCTTCAACTGTCTGGGCCGAGCTTTTTGGATCTTAAGACTTGTGCTCCGTGCTGGTCCACGGGGTTACAAGCGCATCTCGCCCGGGTAAACTCTGTCCTGAGCACGCGAGCAGACCTCGCATGTCCCCTGCGGTAGGCGTGACGCTGAAGCAGGGCGACCGGTCGGGCGATCCGGCACCCTGAGAGCACACATTTAATAACCACAGAGGATAGAACACATGCCTTCCGTTACCCTTGTAGAAAGCGCGAAGCTGGCCCAGGACGACCTGGTCGCCGGCGTCATCGAGAACGTCATCACCGTCAACGAGATCTTCGACCTGCTGCCCTTCGACGGCATCGACGGCAACTCGCTGGCCTACAACCGCGAGAACGTCCTGGGCGACGTGCAGATGGCAGGCGTCGGCGCCACCATCGCTGCCAAGGCAGCCGCAACCTTCACCAAGGTCAACAGCGGCCTGACCACCATCATCGGCGACGCCGAAGTCAACGGCCTGATCCAGGCGACCCGCTCAGGCGACGGCAACGACCAGGCTGCCATCCAGATCGCGTCGAAGGCCAAGAGCTGCGGCCGCAAGTTCCAGGACCAGCTCATCAACGGCGACGGCACCGGCGACAACATGACCGGCCTGCTGGGCTTGGTCCCGACTGCCCAGAAGATCGGCGCCGACCAGGGCCGCACCGGCACCGCAGCGGCCAATGGCGCCAACCTGTCCTTCGAGGACCTGGACGCCCTGATCGACCTGGTGCTGGACAAGGATGGCCAGGTGGACTACCTGATGATGAACGGCCGCACCCGTCGTGCCTACCTGGCCCTGCTGCGTGCCCTGGGTGGTACCAGCCCGGCGGACATCTACGAGATGCCGTCCGGCCGCAAGGTCCCGGCCTACCGTGGCATCCCGATCCTGCGCAATGACTGGATCCCAACCAACCAGACCAAGGGCGCCTCGACCAACACCACCTCGGTGTTCGCCGGCACCTTCGACGACGGCAGCCGTACCCACGGTATCGCCGGCCTGACCGCCCAGAAGCAGTCGGGCATCCACGTCAAGTACGTGGGCGAGTCGGAGACCAAGGACGAGTCCATCACCCGCATCAGCTGGTACTGCGGCCTGGCCCTGTTCTCGGAAAAGGGCATCGCCTGCCTGCAGGGTGTGACCAACTAATCGAAGGTTTTCACCGTAGGCCCCGGCAAGTCACAATGGCTTCCGGGGCCTTTTCTTTATCCACCATAAAATCACCTTAAGGAGCAGCACCCATGTCGACCTCCCGCGAAGTCTTCGTACTGATCGGACCGCACGCCGGCAAGACCATGGCAATCAATGGCCACGAGTTCGAGGACGGCGAGTTCGTCTTCCACGGCAGCACGGACCAGATCGCCACCCTGACCAACATCTTTGACTTCTACGGCGCCGTGCCAGCCGGCAAGGCCCGCGAGATGGCCATGGAGGCAGAACTGGCCCAGCTGCGCGCCGAGCGCTCGACCGCCCCGGTCGCCCTGCAGCCAGAAGCGGCTCCTCTCGCACCACTGGCAAGCCTGGCGGCAGCGGTCATGGCCCCGACCCCGACCCCGACCGAGGCGTCGAGTGCCACGGCTGCTGGCGTCGTGAGTGCCTCGATCAGCCTGGGCGAGGCGATTGGCTCCCTGGACCCGGACGCCGAGGGCGACTGGACCTCCAACAACCTGCCTTCGCTCGACCGCCTGGCCGCGCTCGTCGGCAAGAAGCCTTCGCGTGATGAGGTCGAGGCGATCGCGTCTGGCTACACCCGCGCTAAGGCCAAGGCCGCCCGCGCATAACCCCCTAGGAGGACAGTATGACCCTACTCGTGCAAGATGACCGCGCCACCGTTGAGGGAGCCAACTCCTACGTTGACATGGCCATGCTCAAGGCCTACCACACGACCCGCGGGGTTGACCTGTCCTCCTACACGGACGAGCGTCTCTCCCAGGCGTTGGTACTGGCCACCGACTTCTTAGACAGCCGCTACTCCTTCGTCGGCGTACCATTGCGTGCCAAGCAGGGCACGCAGTGCCCGCGCTTCCTCGAGGAGCACGGATCGACGCGCTTCCCGCAGGACTACAGCACCCTGGAGCCCGGCTACCTACTGACCACCATGCAGTGGACAGCCATCCAGCGAGCCGTCTGCCAGCTGGCGTACCGCGAGCTCAAGAAGCCCGGTGGCCTCCTACCCGACCCGGTGCTCGACTCCTCGGGCCAGCGTGTCAAGAAGAAGACCACCAAGGCGGGCCCGATCGAGAAGGCCGTCGAGTATGACGGGCCGGTCGACCTGATCCCGTCCTATCCCTCCGTTGACCTGCTGCTCAAGTCAGCTGGGCTATTGAACTCCCGCGGTGGCGGCACGATCGGGAGGGGTTGATGTCTGCCTTCTACGAGGAGCTCCAGGCCGACGCTCACGAGCTGCTGGCCGAGCTTGGCCAGCTGGTCACCTACACGAGGTACTCCGTTGAGACCGACCTGGTGGAGGGCACCTCCGGTCGGACGCCCCAGTTCACGCAGTCCCTGCCGACGGCCGTCCTGCCGGTCAAGGACACGGCCTCGGGCTTTGACAACCTGGACCTGCGCCCTGTAGATGGCACGAACGCCACCACCGAGGTTAAGTTTGCCATCATCAGCGCGGTGGGAGCTTCCTTCGTGCCCGTCCGGGGTGACGAGGCCACTTTCGGTGGCAAGACCTGGGTCGTGCTGAGCACCACCACCCTCAATCTGGACGGCGCGACCGACGTCGTCTACCTCGCGGGTCTCCAGGCATGATGTCCTTCTCGGCCGCCGTCAACGCCTGGGGGCATGATGCGCTGGTCACGATCGACCGCGTCCGACGCGCCAGCGCCCTCGAAGTGTTCTCGCTGGCCATCCAGGGCACGCCAGTCGATACTGGCCTCCTGCGCGGTAACTGGCAGACATCCATCAACTCCCCGCAACTCCGCACGACGGACCGCAAGGACCCTGGTGGCAGCGCGGCCATCGCCGAGGCCCTGGCCAACCTGGGCAGTCTGGTGGACGTGGTCTACATGGTCAACAGCCTGCCGTACGCCGAGAGGATCGAATACGAGGGCTACTCCCGCCAAGCTCCTGAGGGCATGGTCCGCATCGCCGCCGCTCGGTGGCAAGAGATCGTCGAGAAGAAAGCAAAGGCATTCCTATGAGCGCACGCGAGACCCTCCGCAAGCTGATCCTGGCAGCCGTACGTGACGCGGTGCAGCTCCCCCTGGAAGGTGAGAACCTGGACTTTGACCGCACGCCCGGGGAGCCCTGGGGATCCGTCTACCTGCGCATGGGCCCGACCTACGTGGCCACCCTGGGCGAGGGCGGGTCAGACGGACTAAGCGGGTACGTGCAGGTCGACCTGCGCTATCCCTCCCACCTCGAGGACGACCTGGCTGCACGGACTGTCCAGGTCCTCGGCAAGCTGCACGCGGGACGCAGGCTCTCGAGCGGCCTGGTCACCGTCGACCTCGTCTCCCACGGCCGCGTGCGCACTGTGACGGACGAGCCCGTCGGCCTGCTACGCAACCTCACCATCAACTGGTCAGGGCGACTCCCACGGTAGCCGGGGGTTTACCCCGATGGTGGCCCGCGGCAATAATTGCGCCAGGCAACCAACTTGGAGTAAACTCAAATGACCATCACCGCCGCCTTCCCGAACGCTTCCAAGCTGGAAGCTCTGCAGCTCCTGTGCCCGCCGGGCAACACCTACAAGATGGCGCTGTACCCGTCGACGGCCACCCTCGACAAGACCGCGACGACCTACTCGGCCGCCGGCGAAGTGACTGGCACCGGCTACACCGCCGGTGGCAAGGCCCTGACCACCTACGCGGCCTCCCTGTCAGGTGACACCGCCATCCTGGACTTCGACGACGTGACCTGGGCCGGCGCCACCATCACCGCCCGCGGCGCTGTGATCTACGACTCGACCAATGCCAACAAGATCCGCGCGGTGCTGGACTTCGGCGCGGACATCACCTCGACCAACGGCCCCTTCACAGTCACCCTGCCAGCCCCCGCAGCTGCGACGGCTATCATCCGCCTGGCCTAAGGGGACGACGGATGACACAGGCCAATTCGCCCCGCCTGGGGCTGACGCCCTACCGCCCGCATGCCGATGGCCCGCTGACGACCATCAGCGTCAGGCCCGGCGCGGTCGAGGTGGCCATGCTCTACGACCTCCCGGGCTGCCACACCCGACTGCACGCCCACACGTTCGACCACGTTATGCACTGCGACGCTGGCCGTGCTCGTATTGAGATTGATGGGCAGGTGTCCATTGTGGGCCCGGGGGATACTTACCTGGTCGAGGCGCACAAGCAACACAGCGTAGTTCCCCTCGCCCTCGACACCGTGCTGCGCTGCGTGCACGAGCACGCTGACATTGACCCCGCCAAGACAGACGGGCATGGCATTCCGATGGAATGGCTGGACCGGCTAACTGACAAGGAATTGGCATGAGGACCGCGAACTACGTCCAGGAGACGACCACCAGCATTGCTGGCACGAACGGTGACGGGGCAGTGACGACGACCGCCATTGCCAATACCCCCCGGGTGTCGACGGTATTTGGTACTGGCAAGGTCGAGGTCCGATACACCATCGAGGACACGGTCAACAAGAAGATGGAGTCGGGCTTTGGCAGCGTTACAGGCAACGTCCTGACGCGCTCGCGCCCGCAGACCACCTGGGACGGCACCACCTGGAAGGACGGGTCGACGGGCGCTGTCACGGCCCTGGCATTCGGCTCAACGCCCGCTGCGGGCAATGTCCTCATCCGCCTGGGCCCCGTTGCCGAGACCCAGGCACCGGTGGTGCCCGGTCGTCAAACCCTCATTGCTGGCGACTCTCAATGGCGAGACTACGTGATTACGCAGGCGATCAACTATTGGAGCGGCAACACTCCAAGTACGCTGACAGCCAACAATGAGTACTACGCATATCACAAACTTGACACTGCTGGTTTGCTGACCGGCCTGCAATTGGAAGTGCGGGCCGTTGGTGGGACCGGCCTCAAGCTCGCCCTGTACAACGTCGGCAGCAACGGCCTGCCCGGCTCAAAAATCCTCGACTTCAACGTAGCCAGCACGCTCTCCACCGGCCTCAAAACCGATACCAGCACTGCAACATGGTCGACTGGCGGTCCGGTATGGCTGACGCCAGGCTGGTACGCCATCGGGTTCATCAGCGATGGTGGAGGTCAGATCAGTGGCACCGGCCAGGGCGGTAACCTGGCACTTGGGCATACTCCCCTCGGGCGCAAAAACGCATACGGATACAGCGCGTGCGCTTGGGTCGCGGGCAGCTATACAAACGGCCTTCCGACCTCTCCTAACCTCACCGGCGGGACAATGGTCGACGTAGGTAGTTCTGGCCTCGCATGGCCCTGGATCGGATTGAAGGTGGTCGCATGATTAATTACATAGAAAAAGGCTACGGCCTGCACGAAGCGATCCGCAAGGCAGGGCACTGGCTGCGTGAAGAAAGTGGTGTGTGGGTATCGAGCGATGACGCGGCCGTGCAGGCGATCATTGACTCGTACGCCGCCATCGACCCGCTGATCGAGATCAAGCAGGCGAAATGCGCCGAGGTGTCTGCCAAGGCCAAGCGCGTGCGCGACCGCGTGATCGCCAGCATCTCGGCCGGTGAGATGGCCAGCTGGCCTATCAAGCGCGCCGAGGCTGCCCTGTACGGCCAAACGGGCAACCCGGCCGACTGCCCCAGCCTAATCATGGAGGCGACGCACCGGGGTATCACCCTGGACGACCTCGTGCTCAAGGTGAACAGCAACGCTGCCCGCTTCATGTGGGCTGAGACCGTAATCGGGGGCACTGACGGAAAGCACCGCGACGCCATCGGCGCCCTGACGACTATCGCAGACGTTACCGCCTACGACTTTTCTGCTGGCTGGCCCGAGGTCTAAATGAGCTTCGGCCTATCGTCATTTGGCAGTCGGCCCTACGGGCTTGCCCCCCAGTCTGTTGCTCCCACTTCCAATCCTGCTGCTGCGCCTGCAGGAGTTGGCGGGACTTTTGCGCCGGGGGCCGTAGTGCCCGTAGGGGCCGCAGTCTTGGCAGCCTACGGAGTTGCTGGGGCTTTTGTGCTGGGTGGGCCCGCTTCATCCGGTGCTTCAAGCGCATCCCCCTCAGGTCAAATGGGGGCCCTCGTTATCGGGGCTCTTGCCTACTCGGGCGGCGCGGGCACCACCCCAGCCGGTCAAGCCCTGGCCTCAGCCTTAGGCAGCCCGGCCCCATCAGGTGGTGCAGGAGCTACCCTCGCAGGCCTGCCCTCTTCCTCGGCTGTCGGAGCCCCGGCCTTGTCGGGTGGGGGCACAGTCTCGGCTGTCGGCCGAACCACCTCCTCGGCAGTCGGTAACGCCTCTCTGCAGGCCGGAGCGTCGGTATCAACTGCAGGCCTCGCGGCTGGCTGGGCCCTGGGCCTCGTGAGCCTATCTGCGGGCTCCCTGGTGAGCCCAGAAGGCCTCGGTGCAGCGTGGGCAGTGGGTATCGCCTCCGCAGGCGGCGCGGGCTCAGGAATGGCCATTCCAGTGGGTCAGCAGGCAACCTACACGACTGGCCTCGTGGCAGCCTCGGGTGGTGCGTCCTCCCAGGCCGCTTCGGTGGCAGCGAACTTCGGCATTGGGGCATCCTCCATCTCGGCAGGCTCCTCCACGTCTTCCGGGTCGACCTCGGCCTTCGCCCTGGCCGGACAGGTCACCGGTTCAGGTGGAGCCAACCGGGCAGTTGTGGGGCAGGCGGCAGTCGCCAACTTTGGCACAGCTATTGGGAGCGGCGGTTCGGGCGTCATGCTTTCGGGGGCCCTGGCTTCCTGGCAGATTGGCACACTCCTCGTCGTGGGGGAGCAGTACATTTCCGCCACCGCGGTGCCCCTGGGGGTGTCTGCGGTGTTCTCGGTCGGCCCGGCTCTTGCCAGGATACTGTCCTCGACGTCTAACTCGAGCGACCTGCACAAGGCTATCTTGTCCGGCGTCGTGGCATGCCGCCTGGGTATTCCCCTGGGACGCCTCGGAGACGCCATGCAGCGACCTTCGGACGCAACTCCGTGGGGTGTAGTGTCGGTGGAAACCACGGGAGTGACTCCCGTCTCAATTGGCCCTGGTGGGTTTGACCGGCACGAGGGCCACCTCGAGATCCTCATCCACACCACGGCCCTCTCAGGCACCTCTGCTGTGCGCGCTGTCGAGGACGCCCTGGCCGAGGGCCTACGTGCAGGGCGCTCTGTCTCCTACGCGTCAACCTCAGCCATGATTACTAGCTTCGGCTACGCCAAGGACGAGCTCCTAGACGGCATCTTCCGCCGGAGGGTGCGGGTGACCTGGGAGGCCTACATCACTCGCCCAAGGTGATCCAGCGCCACGGGTTTACTCCACGGGTCGGGCTCGGCAATAATAAGGTAGATTTTTAACCCAACGAGCCCGACAGGTCCTACTGTTGGGACCCAATCAGGAGAGTCCCAATGCCTATCGCAAATGGTGTATTCAAGCTGGTGCGCTACAAGCGCCAGGCTGCCAACAGCTACGGTGCACCCGCGGCTAGTGGCGCAGGAGCTTACTCGCTCCCGCGTGTCCAGTCCACCCTGGACCTGCAGAAAGAGACCTACGGCTCCAATGCCATCCGTCAGGATATGCAAAAGGCCGACTTCCGCCACGGCACCCGCTCCGTCGGTGGCTCCATCTCCGACGAGCTGAAAGCTGGCGCTCACGAAGACTTCTTCGAGACCATCGTGCGCCAAGCGTGGCAGACCGCCCCGACTACCACCGCGATCGTCACCGTGGCAGCGGCCACGACCACCGGCAACATGGGCACCTTCACCCGCTCGGCCGGCTCGTTCATCACCGACGGCTTTAAGCTGGGCCAGGTCGGTCGCTGGAGCGGCTGGGCAACCACTGGCGTGAACAACAACGGCAAGAACATGATGGTTATTGGCCTGACGCCGACCGTCATGACCGTGATGACCCTGGATGGCTCCGCCGTTGCTGCCAAGGCGGCTGGCGACAGCGTGACCTTCACGGTGAAGGGCAAGCAGACCTGGATCCCCCAGACCAACCACACCAACGACCTGTACACCTTCGAGCACTACTACTCGGACCTGAACGAGTCGGAGATCTTCGACTCCTGCCGCCTGGCATCGATGAACCTGAACCTGCCGTCGAACGGCATGGCGACGATCGAGACCACGGTCCTGGGCCGGGACATGGCGGTGCAGAGCCAGTCAGGCTCGTACTTCACCAGCCCGACGGCCCTGGCCATGAGCCAGGCCCTGGCCGCTGTCAACGGCATCGTGGTGGTGAACGGCATGGCAGTGGCAGTGCTGACTGGCCTGACCCTGTCGATTAACGCCAACGCTACGACCGGCCAGGTCGTGGGCTCGAACGTCTCGCCGGACGTGTTCATGGGCACGATCGACGTGACCGGCAACCTGACGGCCTACTTCACCGACGTCACCCTGCGGGACATCTTCCGCAACGAGACCGAGGCCTCGCTGATGTGCGCCTTCACGGCGGACAACACCCCCAGCGCCGACTTCGTGGCCTTCACCCTGCCGCGCCTGAAGGCCGGCGGAGCGACCAAGGACGACGGCCAGAAGGGCCTGGTCATCACCATGCCGTTCACCGCACTGCTGGGCTCTGGCAACAGCGGTGGCCAGACCAATAACGCCATTGCCTCGACCCTGGCCGTCCAGGACTCGACCGTCCTCTAAGCATAGCCCCCTCCCGTCCCTCCAGGCAGCCGCGGGGACGGGAGCTCAGCCAGCGGCTGCCACCAACTCATAAAAACTGACACCGAAGGAGCAGCACCATGAATGACCTGACCAAAGCCCCCAAATTTGACCTGTCGTCGATCGACACGATCGCCGATGCTAACAAGGGCGCAGCCATCGAGCTGTTCCACCCGACTACCGGCGTCGACCTGGGCATCACGGTCTACGTGCTGGGCAAGGACAGCGACAAGTTCCGCCAGGTCCAGGCCACCCAGGGCCGCAAGCGCACCCAGAAGCTGCAGAAGACCGGCTTCCGCATTGGCATCAGCGCCGACGACATCGAGCAGGACGCGATCGAGCTGCTGGCGGCGGTCACGACCGGCTGGGAGAACATGGTCATGGGCGGCAAGGAGCTCCCGTTCTCCACCGAGAACGCCGAGGTGGTCTACACCAAATACCCCTGGATCCGCGAGCAGATCGACGGCGCCGTCGGCGACCGTTCGCGTTTTACTCCGGCCTGATAGGCGAGCTTCTCGAGCATGCCCGCGGGGAATTTCGGCTTGACGTCCGCCAGAAGGACGGGGCCACCCTGCGGGAACACCTGCTCAGCGTCGAGAGGCAAACGCGCATCAGGCCCAAGGAGCTCGACGTACCGCCGTGTCCCAGCGAGATGGCGTACGTACTGGAGTGGTTCTACGAACTGCACCAGGAGCGAGCGGGAGGCCCCCTCGGGACCGGGGAGGCCCTCAGCAGTGAGAAGCTGGAGTCCTGGAGCCGCCTCAACGGCATAAGGTTGGTGGCCTACGAGCTGGAGGCCATCCGGCGGCTCGACAGACTCTTCATGTCAAGGCAGTACGAAAAGGAAGAGACTGAATGACCGTCGACATCGCAACGCTAGGACTCGCGGTCGACTCGCGCCCGGTGGCACGTGCCAGGGACGAGCTCGGCCGCTTTACTTCATCCGCCGGTCAAGCCGAGGGGGCAACCAACCGCCTCGGCGGTGCGACCGACGCCCTCGCCGGCCTCTACAAGAAGCTCGCTGGGGCCTACGCCGCCTACAAGATAGCCGACCACGTCCGGGACTCTGCCATGCTGGCAGCTCGCTACGAGACTATGGGCGTCGTCATGCGCGTCGCGGGCAACAACGCGGGCTATACCAACGCCAAGATGCTGGAGCTCCAGAAGAGCCTCCAGGCCACCGGCATTTCCATGCTCCAGTCGCGCGACGCGCTGACCCAGCTGTCCACCGCAAACATCGACCTGTCCAAGGCAACGGACCTCGCCCGCATCGCGCAGAACCTAGCGGTGGTGGCAAACAAGAACTCGAGCGAGGCCCTGGGGGACCTGATCCACGGCATCAAGTCCGGGCAGTCGGACGTGCTCGCCAACCTCGGCCTGCAGGTAAGCTTCGAGTCCGCGTACAAGGCCCAGGCAGTCGCGTTGCACACCACGACAGAGAAGCTCACCGAGCACCAGAAGATGGTCGCCCGGACAAACATCGTGATGAAGGAGGCAGCCTCCTACAACGGCATCTACGAGGAGTCGCTGTCGACCGCTGGCAAGCAGCTGGCATCGATGAAGCGCTACTTCGAGGACCTGAAGGTGAAGGCCGGCGAGGTCTTTCTTCCGGTGCTCACCAAGCAGGTCGAGGACCTGACAAAGGCCCTGAAGGCAGCCAACGCCGAGGTGGACAAGCAGGGTGGCAAGGGTGGCAACTTCGAGCAGATCGGGGCGGGCCTCCTCTGGGTCTACGACAAGGTGGCGCGTGGCACCGTCGAGGTCGGCGCCAAGCTGAGCGGGATCATCGTCGGCCTGGCTTCCCAGATCAAGGGCTTTGGCGAGGCATCCAAGCTGCTGCTGACCGGCGACTTCTCAAAGGCCTGGGAGGCATTCCGTAAGGGTGCTGAGGGCAGTGCCAACGCGACTGCCCAGGCGCGGGCCTTCAACAACGCCATGGCCGAGGCCGGCCGGACGGCCAAGCTGACGGCCGAGCAGCAGGCCGCTGCCGACAAGAAGGCCAAGGAGGCGGCCGAGGCCAAGGAGCAGGCGCGCATCAAGGCGGGCGAGGTCGCCCTGGCCGCGAAGGAGAAGCAGGAGAAGGCCCAGGCTGCTCAGGAGGAGGCTGACAAGAAGGCTAAGCAGGCTGCCGAGCACATGAAGGAGCAGTACAAGGAGCTTCTCAAGACGATCGGGGAGAAGACCGCCGCCGAGATGATCGCCCTGTCCACCCAGGGCCAGCTGACCGAGGGCCAGGAGTACGCGGCCAAGGTCCTCGACGACCTGCGCACCGGCGTGCTCAAGCTGAGCGACGTCGAGAAGCGCCGCCTGACGGCCAAGCTCGAGGAATACCTCCTGGCCGAGCAGGCCCGCAAGCTGGACGAGGAGCAGCGCAAGGCCGACGAGGACCGCCTCAACGCGTCCACGCAGGAGCTGCAGTCCATCTCCGAGGCCAACGCCAAGCTGAAGGAGCAGATCGAGAACTACGGCCTGTCCACCCAGCAGATCAACCTGAACACGATCGCCAAGCTGAAGAACCAGATGCAGGACCCGCACCGTGACGACGCGGAGATCGCCGCCATGGAGGCCAAGGTCATGCTCCTGGAGGAGCAGAACAACCTGCTCTACGACGTCAACAACAAGGAGCGTGGGACCAAGTTTGCCGAGGACCGCAAGCAGGCGGTCGAGCAGGCCATGAAGGACCACGTCGAGCAGGCCAAGAAGACCGAGGAGACGATCGACAAGACGTTCCACGACGGCTTCGTGGCGATGCTGGCCCAGGGCAAAACGTCCTGGACGTCCTGGACCCGTGGCCTGGTGACCACTTTCAAGGCCTCGGTCGCCGACGAGCTCTACAAGCTCTTTGCCAAGCCGTTCGTTGTCCAGCTGATCGGAAGCTTCGCGGGCATGCTCGGGTTCAATACGAGTGCGTTTGGAGCCTCCGGGGGCTCTTCTGCGGGCATGGGCTCGGGCATGGGCTCGGCCGGCGACGCCGTCAGCCTGGTGCAGAAGGCTACCAGCATGTATAACTCCCTGAAGGGCCTCGGCAGCAGCTTTGCCGGCAGCATCGGCAACGGCATCTCCTCGCTGGGCACTTCCCTCGGCTCCAACTCGCTCCAGAGCATCGGCCACGGCATGAACGGCTACGCTCCGACTGGCGAGATGGCTGAGGCGATCGGCGTCAACCCGGCATACGCCCAGTTTGGTCAGTACGCTGGCAAGGCAGTCGGCACGGTCGGTGGTTACATGGTGGGCTCTGCCCTCAACTCTGCCATCTCCGGGAAGTACGAGACGGGCAGCGGCTTCATGAAGGCCGAGAAGGTCGCCACGGCGATTGCCGCCTACGTCAACCCTGTCCTGGGGGCCGTGGTCGGCGCGATCGGCGGCGTCATCAACCGGGCCTTCGGCATGGGTCCAACTGAGCTGAAGAACCAGGGCATCAGTGGCAACCTGTCGGCCGCTGGGGCTACCGGACAGACGTACCAGCAGATGCACCAGGACGGCGGCTGGTTCCGCAGCGACAAGGACTGGACCGACAAGACGGCCTTCACGACCGAGATGACCAAGCAGTTCACCGAGGGCTTTGACTCCATCAAGACCTCCGCCACCCAGGCCGCCCTGGCCCTGGGGGTGTCGAGCACCGCCCTGGACTCCTACTCCAAGGCCTTCGACATCAAGCTGACGTCGGACGCGGCTGCCAACGAGAAGGCGATCGCTGACTTCTTCTCGGGCCTGGGGGACGAGATGTCCAAGCTGCTGGTGCCTTCCCTGGACAAGCTGTCCAAGTACGGCGAGACAGCGGCCGTGACCCTGTCGCGCCTGGCCGACGAGTTCAAGGCGACTGACCAGGTGGCAACCCTGCTGGGTAAATCGTCGGAGGTCCTCTTCGGAAAGACGGGGCTGGAGTCGGCGGAGGCCCGCGAGCGGCTGATCGCCCTGGCCGGCGGGGTGGATGCCCTGGGTGCGAGTGCCGCTGCCTACGCGCAGAGCTTCATGACCGAGGCTGAAAAGCTGGCGCCGGTCGAGAAGGCCGTGTCTGCGGCAATGGCCTCCCTGGGCTACGCGAGCGTGACGACCCACAAGCAATTCAAGGAGGCGGTCGATGGTCTCCTGTCCTCGGGCGCGGCGGCAACTGAAGAGGGCGCCAAGAAGGTGGCAGGCCTGCTGGCCCTGGCGGCAGCGTTCAACCAGGTCCACCCGGAAGCCAACGACGCGAGCGCGCGTGAGGAGGCCGAGAGGACCGAGAAGATCGCCGCCGCACGCCAGGCCCTGAGCGAGGCGTACGACCGCGAGTCGAGGGCCCTGCAGGACACCCTGGCGCGTACCAAGGACCTGGTGCGCGGGCTGAAGAGCCTGACCGACTCGTCCAAGCTGGGCTCGCTGTCGCCGCTCACCCCGGAGCAGCAGTACGCCGAGGCCCGCCGCCAGTTTGAGGAGACCGCCAAGGCCGCCAAGGCGGGCGACACGGCAGCGCAGGACAAGTACCAGGACGCCTACACGGCCTTCCTCCAGGCGTCGCAGCGGGTGAACGCCTCCTCGTCTACCTACGAGAAGGACTTCAACTACGCGCAGACCGTGACCGAGGGCCTGGCCGACGTCGTGCGCACCCAGATGTCGGATGCCCAGAAGCAGCTGGACACCCTGAACCTCATGGTGTACGGCCTCGTGGACATCAACTCCTCGGTGCTCTCGGTCCGCGACGCGATCGGCCAGCTGGTTGGGCTGACGGCACCGCAGGCAACAGCTCTCCCGGCGTTGTACCAGGAGCTGCTGGGCAGGGCGCCAGACGAGCAGGGCCTGGCCTTCTGGACGAACGTCATGCTGAGGGGCTTCTCGCTTGCCGACGTCCGCCACGACATGATGCAGTCCGAGGAGTACAAGTCGACGCACCCGGCTGCTACAATAGCTGCAGCACTCGCCCCGGCGATGCAGCCAGTGGTTGACCAGCTGGTCGCGGTGCAAACCGAGCTGGCAAGCCTGCGGGCGGAGCAGCAGGAGCAGACGGGCGACATGATCCAGGCGGTTGCGGTCTCCGGCGAGAGCACGGCGACCACGGTTGCCGAGGCCGTGTCAACCCCAACGGTGTCTTCCGGCCTCGGCTGGAAGGCTAAGCAGAACATGATGGAGGATTACCAGTGAAGACTGACGCACAGTGGGCCGCCTGGCTCGCGGACCCGCTGGCCAGGAGGGTAACCCTCCTGGACGTTACGGCGCTGATCGGCGCCACCGAGACGCCGATCTACCTGAGCCTCGGGGCCGACTACACGACGGCCCCGACGGACACGCCCGCCAACACCACCTACCAGGGCATTGCCTCGGCCGGGACCCTCTTCACCGAGGAGCTGGCCCTCCCCCTCCCAGGCTCGCGCCCCGGAGGGGGAGGCCTCTCGTCGGGCCGCGTCACCGTGTCCAACCCAAATGGCGTGCGCTACGCCTGGTTCGACTACGTGTGGGCAAACCGCCGCGTGGTCGGCTGGCTCGGCGACCCCTCCTGGCCTTTTGCCGACTTCCGCATTATCTTCGATGGCACGGTGGCAGACATTGCCCCCGACACCGATGCCTTCGTGCTGAAGCTCGGGGACAAGCTGCAGCGCCTGAATGGCCCCCTGTCCGAGGTGAAGGTGGGGGGCAACTCGACCAACAAGGACGAGCTGGTGCCGAACATCTTCGGCGAGGTGCACAACGTCCCGCCCCGCCTGGTGGATGCAGCCCAGCTGAAGTACCAGGTTCACAATGGCCAGGTCGAGGGCACCATCGAGGTCCGTGCGAACGGCGTGCCGGTCGACATCTTCAACAGCCCCTCGACTGGCACCTTCCGCCTGAAGCTCGACAACCAGGGCGGGCAGATCACGGCCTCGGTTAAGGGCGATGCCCCGGGTGGCGTGTACTCCAACACGGTCTCGAAGCTGGTGCAGCGCCTCATCACCGCCTACGGCAAGGCGTCCGACAGGCTGTCCACCGCCGACCTGGACCTCACCAACTTCTCCAGCTTCGACACGGCACACGTCCAGCCTGTCGGCCTGCCTGCCTTCGACCGGATGAACGTCGTCGAGGCGTGCCAGACCCTGGCCGACAGCGTGGGCGCCGAGCTGGTTGCCTCCCCGGACGGGAAACTGCGCCTCCTGAAGGTGGCTTTGCCGCCGACGGGCCCGACCCGCTCGATCTACCCCCAGGAGATCGAGGAAGGGTCCCTCCAGCTGGTGGACCGCACCGCCGCGGTGGCGTCGATCAAGCTGGGCTTCTGCAGGAACTGGGCCGTGCAAGAAGGCCTTGAGACCGGGATCCCGGAGCAACACAAGACCATGTACGCGACCGAGTGGCTCACGGCGACCGCGGTGGACGAGACGGTTAGGGTCAACTATCGACTGTCGAGCGACCCACCAGAGCAGCAGGATACCTGCCTCCTTCGGCGCGTCGACGCGGCCGCGGAGGCTGACCGCCGGCTGGCCATGTGGAAGACTCCCCGCAAAATCTTCGAGCTCACCGTGCTGCAGAGCGCGATGGACGTCTCCCTCGGCCAGGTCGTGACAATCTACAACAAGGACTACGGGATGGTCAACGGGGTAAACGCGCTCATAATTGCCCGAGGCGTCGACACCCGCACGCTGCGTACCCACCTCAGGATTATCTTATGACCGTCCTCTCCTTTGTGAACGACCGTGACGCGCTCATGCAGGCTGCGACGAATCGGGGCTCGATTGCCCCGGACGCGGGCATCATCCTCCAGGGCACGTCGTCCACCTTCCACCGCCACAACGACGGCTCGGTGGACCCGGCAACCATCACGGTGGCAGCGCAGCTCTACGGCGTTACGGGCCCAATCACCTTCTCCGTCCAGGGCGCAACCCTGACCAACGTCACCGACAAGACGGCCGACGTGGCCTTCTCTAGCCTCACGGGCACCACGGCCGTCGTGACCGCTACGGCCGCAAACGCGGGCTCGCCCAAGGCCCAGTCGATCATACTTGGGACCGCGGCCGACGGCACTGTGGGCCAAAACGGCTCCCGCGGGGCTGGACAGTACTTTGCCACGGGGTCCACCTGGTCCGACATCGTCGCCTCTGCCGCCGTGCCGAACAGCACCCCGGTCAACAATGACGTGGTGACCATCTCCAACGGGTCTACCTACGCCCTGACGAAGCGGTACGACGGCACCAACTGGATTGCCCTGGGCGCCGTGTACGACGGGAGCCTGTTTGTCACGGGCTCAATTTCGGCCAGTAAGATCGACTCGCGCGGCCTGACCATCAAGGATAACGCTGGCAATATCATCCTCGGTGTGGGGTCTTCCTTATCCGATTCCTACGTGCCGCCGAGCGCACAGAACAGTCAGCTTACGCCTGCTATCAACGCTGCTGCAACGACAGCCACATGGTCCAGCGTCACCGGCACCGGCAAACCCGCGGACAATGCCACCCGCAATACCATCACCTCGTCAACAAGTGCGCCAACGTCGCCTACAGACGGCGACATCTGGGTCGACACGAACACCCCGGTGACGATCAAGACGCGCGTGGCCGGCGCGTGGGTGGTGGGCGGCAAGGTACCGACGGCCCTCTCGCATGTCGACTCGACTGCAGACACGAAACTGAGCGGAATCGCGGTCGGCGCGACCGCCAATGTGGTATCGCAGGGCGTGCTGGCGTCGCGCCCGGCGGGGGCCAATGGCGACTTCTACTACGCCACCGACACGACCACGCTGTACCAGAAAGTCGCCGGCGCCTGGGTGGCCGCCGCCAACAACTATACGAACACGAACCAGCTAACAGACGGTGCGGGGCTCGGTCAGACGGCCACCTGGAGCAACGTTGCAAATCGCCCAGCCGACTCGGCGATCTTTAATTCCTACCTGGATCCGAAGATCGCAGCCGCCGGCATGACGACGTTCAACCAATGGAAGGCATGGGAGTTCAACAGCACTCTGGATGGCTGGACTTATCTCGGGATGAGCCCTCCGACGATTGGGGCCAATTCCCTCACCATCACATCGAGCGGCACCGACCCGATACTGTACAGCCCGACCATTGCCCTCAACGGCGCGGCGTATGACAAGGTACGCATGCGCGTCAAGCGCCTGAATAGCACAGGTATCGGCTGGGACGGCTCCCTGTTCTGGAATAACGCGAACCATGGCGATAACGGCAACTATGGGCTCGGAATTGCAGATACGACCGTTACGGGCCAATGGGTGATACTCGAGTGGGATATCACCAAGGCCACCAACTACGCCGACTGGAAGAACGTCACGATCACCAAGCTGCGGATCGACCTTGGCACCACTGCTTCCGATTCCTTCGAGATCGACTGGATCGCGGTGGGCCGCTACGGCGTCGGTTCGGACGAACTCGCTGCCGCCGCTGCTGCCGCTGCAACGACCGCCTCGTGGCCGAACGTCACCGGCACTGGCAAGCCTGCGGATAACGCTTCGGCAGACCTGAAGCTGGTGGCTCGGGGTAACGCTTCAGTAGTTGGCAACACCGCCACCAAGACCGCAGGCACCGCTAACTGGACGGATGCTGACGTCTACAGTGTGGACAGCTATACGGGCGGAGCTTATGCCAGCGCCATTGCCACGGCGAATAACAAATCGCTGATGTTTGGGTTGAATAGTGACCCGACATCCGACATGAGCTACTCGTCCCTTGACTACGCGTGGTTTCTGCGTTCGGACAACGTGCTCGAAATCTACGAATACAATGCGTCCAAGGGTAGCTTCGGCAACTACTTGGCGGGGGATGCCTTCGTGGTTTCCTACGACGGCTCCAAGGTCCGATACCTGAAGAACGGGGTGGTCATCAAGGAGACTACCGTTGCTATCACGGACCGCCTCTATTTCGACAGTGCCTTCCAGGACGTAGGGGCAAGCATTAGCAATATCCGCTTCGGCCCAATGTCCAGCAACAACTGGTCAAACGTTGGGGGTAGGCCAGATGACCTGCAAAATCTGTACGTAAAGAGCAGCTTTGAGGATGGTCTCGCGCTGCCTTGGCAGGGCGGGGGCGGTCAGGCGTTGTCCGTGGTTTCCGTAAGTGGCCAGCCCTTCACCAAAGCGCTGCAACTGATAATGCGCGACCATCACGACTACGCAAATACGTTTTCCGTCGTGCCGGGGGAGACCCTATACGTAGAAGCATGGATGGACGCCTCCACAACCTCGGGTAACGTTGCAGTGGGCTTCCGATTCGACTCTGCGGACGGGGTGCCTCTTACTTGGGTGGGGGTGGGCAGATCGGCGGGGCAAGGTTGGGCCCGGATGGCCGGAAAGATAGACATTGCTCAGACCTACACAGTCAACGGCACCGTCTACAAACCAGCACGAGCAATCCCTTGGTGCCAAATTGACCTCGGCTCCAGCTTCGGAACAGCTCGGGTGGCGGGTCTGCGTTCCTCCCGCTTTCAATCGGGTGCAACCGCTGGGGCTACACTGGGCGTGAATGTCAGTGGCGCCGTTACCAACGCCAAGGACATCGCAACCAACCTTGGCACGTTCAGCTCAGGTGGGACTGCTCGCACTGAAATTAGCGACCTCGGTATCCGGGTGTACACCGGGGGCGCGCTCCGTATCAAGATTGGAGCCCTTTAATGGCTGGCTTTGGTATTGAGACTCTCCGGAGTAACGGCACCGTGATGATGGACGGTTCCAATAAGGCCGGTATTTTCATCGAGGCGTTCTCTATTCCTGGTGGCAGCAGTAGCGGAAGCCAGGTGTACATGCAGATACCCGCAGGCTCCATGTTTGTGATGGCGGCAGGTAGCGAGGGCTCGCCCACAGGCAACCATTCCTATATCATCGGGGATGACGGCCTGGGGCACGCTAAGCTAAGTTGGACTCTGAACAGCGGCGGATATTCCTCAAATGGAGCTACCAAGCTCTTAATCTTTGCAAAGAAAGTAACCAACACGGACACCTTCGGGGTTGTCACACTCAACGATGAGGGCGACACGCTGATGGACTACACGTACCCTGTTCCTCAGTACGTGGCGACCTTACAGCCTGCTGCCAGGGGTATTCGCAGGTACGACTGTGCAGACGGCGTGACCGAAGCCAACGAGCACGAAGTTGTTCTGGACCTCCGGACATCGTCCAATCGAATTGTGATGCTCAACCTGCCGGACGGCCTGGACAGTCGCATCTGGTTTAGCTGCACGTCCTTTGTCCCGGCAAACGTTGGGTCTGTGACTCTAGTGCTGACAGTCATTCGACCTTACGGTGTGCCGTACGTCGTTCCAACCCTGCACGTTTTTGCACTTGACGGCCCTGTGTCCGGGGGAGGTACGTTCGGAATACAGTACATCAAGTCTGATGGGAGTTTGGTGTACGACTCGTCCGCAGAGAATATCTCGGTTAAAGACCTGCAAGAAGTTTCGTACCTGCAAGGGGATGTTACGCTGACGATGACGCTGCCCACAGTGGCAGGAATCTGCATACCTTACTGCTTGAGATACCAGGACGTTCCCTATAACTCCAATGCCCCTTTATCATCTGGCTTTACAAGAATCTATTTAGGAATTGCTCGAAGAAGGGGCTCTCAAATAGATTTTCAGCTTAGGTGGGTCAACGCTCCTGCCTACTACGGCAGCTTCGGCGGACAAACTCAATACGGACCCGGCCAGGGCTTCACACTGGCCGTAGACATTTCACAACAAAACCCAGCCACTGTTGCTGGAATAGGAGCTTAATTATGGCACTCGAGGCAATCCACAAAACCAAGACCGGAGCTGTCGGTAAATACTGGAAGATCAACCGGGCTACTTGGATGTGTGCCACTGGTTCCACCGGTGCATGGTGGGAAATCTGGCTTGGCTTCTATGCCGATAACGACACTCGCACGCTGAACTCCGAGCCCCTGCTCACCTACCCAATAAATTTTGCAGATAGCGACCCGCGTGCTGAGCTGTACGGGCTGGTGAAGCAAGCCATGCTGGACAAGAACGGGCCTTACGCTGAGTATTTTGCCGACATTGTGGCAGTCATGGACGTAGCGGAGCCGGGCAACAACACTGACCTGGAAGCCCTCAAGAGAGCGAAGACCTTTGAGATTGACACTGCTCGCCTGCGCACGAACACCAACTCCTTTCCCTACAAGGAAAAGTTCATAGCCTGTGACGCCCTAAGCCGTAGTGACATCGACGGCGTTAATGGGTGCATTACCCTGACTGGAGAATTCCCTGATGGATGGCTTGGAGGCTGGAAAGCCATGGACAAGAGTATTGTCCCGATAGCCACCATCGAGCAGTGGAAGGAGTTCTATGGCGCCATGGTAGCCCAGGGCCAGAAGAACTTCGTGTACTCCCAGGGCCTCAAGCAGCTACTGGGCACTGCCACCACGGTAGACCAGGTACAGGCAATAGCCTGGGGCATTGACCTGGGCACTTTCCAACTTCCACAACCCATCGAGGTGACCAATGAAGTATCCTGACTATCGTGGCAACATCAAGAGCGGCGACGTTCTGGCCTGGAGCCATCGTGGCTGGGGCAGCTTGTACGACTTTAAGATCCAGATGGTCCGCCTGGCGACCAGGAGCGAGTACAGCCACGTTGGCGTAGCCTGGGTCGTGGGAAGCCGGGTCCTGGTTATCGAGGCCGTCGAGCCCCGCGCCAGGCTGTACCCGTTGAGCAAGCTCGGGTCCTTCTACCACATTGGCATGGACGCTCCGTGGGCCGTGGAGACCGAGGAGGCCGCACTCACCCTGGTCGGTGTAGAATACCGGCAGCTCGAGGCAATCAGGCTCTTCTTCAAGGACCGCGAGCCCGGCAACGCGTCCGAGTGCGCAGCCCTGGTCCTCGAAGTCCTCGGGAAGGACGGCTTCGACCTCGGCCGGCGCGCTACCCCCGATGCCGTCGTGCAGGCGGCCCTGGAGCTTGGCAAATCCCTGTGCTACGTGGAGAACAAATAAATGCCCAACACCCGCATCATCTACAACAACGCCGTGGACCGCGGCGACCTGGCCGCCTCCACCACCGCGGGAGCACTGGCCGTGACGCGGCTGGCGACCCGCAAGAAGAGCGAGGCCTGGAGGTCGACCGGCACCTCGGCCACCCTGTACCTCACCCTGGCGGCTGCGGAGCTCCTCGGCGCCGTGGTCCTGCCATACTGCAACCTCACCTCTGCCGCGACGATGCGCGTGAAGGTGGGCGCTACCAAGGCGGTCGTGGACAGCGCAGGACCGTACCTCTACGACAGTGGCACCATTGCAGCCCTCGCGGCAGCCCCGGAGGCACCCCTGGGCTGGGGGGCCCCTGTACAGGGCGTCAACTCCTTTGCCTTCGGGGGTGCGTCGTGCGCCCGTCACTGGTTCACCGCAAAGGTCTCGGGCGCCGTCGTGCGCATCGACCTCACAGACACCGGCAACCCAGCGGGGTACGTCGAGGCCTCGCGCCTTGTGGTCGGTGACTACTGGGAGCTCAACGTCAACCCTGACACGGGCCTGGCCCTGTCGGTCGAGGACAGCCACCAGCAGTACCGTAACTCGGCCAATGACCTCATGACTGAGCTGGGCACGACCTACCGAACCCTGGGCCTGAAGCTGTCGGACATGCCAGCGGCGGACCGTGCCAAGCTGTGGAGCGTGCTGTGCAGCAACGGCCGGGCAGTACCCCTGTTTGTCAGCGTCTTCCCAGGAGCTGCCGACGGGCCCCTGGAGTCGACTTACCAGCTGCTGTGCCAGCTGTCATCCTCGTCACAGGTTTCCGCTACCGCCTTTACGCGGTACGGTGCGTCCCTGGACCTTGTCGAGACTTAACCGGAGACCCCTCATGGAACGCCTTTCACCCCACTTCACCCTGGCCGAGCTCACCCTCTCCCAGACGGCCTCCCGCATGGGCCTGGACAACCGCCCGGCCTCGGATCAGATCCTGGCCAACTTGGGCCATACCGCTGGCCAGATGGAGCTGGTGCGGGCCCTGCTTGGTGACAAGCCCATCAGCGTGAGCAGCGGCTACCGCTCTCCGGCCGTGAATCGAGCCGTTGGCGGAGCCCCGGACAGCGCCCACATGCTCGGCCACGCGGTCGACTTCATCTGCCCCGGCTTCGGCTCGCCGATCGAGATCTGCAAGCACTTGGCACTCCAGCCGACCCTGGCCTTTGACCAGATCATCCAGGAGGGAACCTGGGTGCACATCTCCTTCGACCGCCGCGCGAGGCGCCAGCTGCTCACCAAGACCGGCGCCGGCTACTCCGTAGGCATCCACCAAGCCTCTTAAACGACCCACAGGAGCACAAATGAACCTCGAGACTATGAAGGCCAAGCTGAAGGGAGCCGCGCGCTCCTGGACGATCCGGGTGAACGCCGTAGCCGCCGCGCTGCTGCTCAACATGGATACCATCATGTCCTACGCCCCGCAGCTGGCACAGTACATGCCCCAGGACAAGCACCAACGCCTCATGCTTGCACTGGCAGTGCTGAACATGCTCCTACGCTTCCGGACCACCAAGTCCCTGGCGGACAAATGAGGCTGCCGTCCCTGGGCAACCTGGGGCCGAGGCTGGTCCTAGCCGGGGTGCTGGGGGTATCGTTCGCAACAGTCGGCACGGTACTATGGCTGCATTATTCGGGCTTGGTGGATGCCAAGGCCGACCTAACCGCCAAGGCCGCGCGCCTCGAGGAGAAGCTGACGGCCCAGACGGCGGTCACTTCGGCTCGGGAGCGCGAGGCCGACGCCTGGCGGCAGGCGTCCCAGGTACAGTCCAGGGCGCTTGAGCTCCAGGCGACCTCCCAGGCAAGGGCCGGGGAGTACCTCCAGGAGATCCGCCGTGTCCAATCCAAGCACGACCTCACAGCGCTCGCCAAGGCCAAGCCAGCCCTGGTGGAGGCTCACATTAATGCTGGCACTGATCGGGCTTTCCGCCTGCTCGAGCGTGCGTCCCGCCCCGACCTCTCCCGCCCTGACGCCGACGCCCCAACCGCCGGCACCGACCCTGCTGGCCCCCAGGCCAGTAAGCCTTGAAGGTGTGAAGTGGCGCGTCGTCCAAGTGGACGGCGAGCCACTTTATGCCCTCGATACTCCCGGCTATGAAGCGCTCTCCCGGGACCTGGCCGACGTGGCCAGGTTCATCCAAGAGGCCTCGTGGCAGCTCCAATTCTACCGCCAGACACGTCAACCCCAAGGGAGCAAGTGATGCCTAACTCCGCCAGCCGCACCGTCACCGTCACGGAAGACGAGCTGCGCACCATCATTCAGGACTCGGTCAAGCAGGCCGTCGAGGAGACCTTCGTCCGGCTGGGCGTTTCGGTCACGGACCCGATCGAGATGCAGAAGGATTTCCAGCACCTGCGCGAGTGGCGCATGACCACTGCCAGCATGAAGGCCAAGCTGCTCGTCGCGGCCACGGGCCTCGTCGTCAGCGCCCTGGCCGCCTCGGCCTGGATGGGCATCAAGGCTTCCATGGGCCTCAAGTAAAGAGTCTCCAGCCCGGCGGTCCCCGCTGTCTCCTTCACCGCCGTGGCTTTTAAGGTCCCTCAGTCGAAAGACTGTGGGGCCTCTTTTTATTGGGCAATAAAAATGGGGCGGAGCCTTTCGGTCCGCCCCTTGCGGGGGATTGCCCTTCCGTGTCGGGAGTCACGGTCGGCCGGGCCCGCCTCTAGGAAGCGGGCCGAGTCGACTGGCTCAGCGAGGGTGCTTGACGCGCCTCCAGGACGGGTCGACCAGCACGCGCTCATACGTCGTCGGCTTGTCCTTGCAGGAGAACCTGGGCACCTCGCCCTCAGGCTGCCACGTCTCAACGCGCACGCACTTTCCGGTGGCCACGTCTACGTAGACGACGGGCAGGTCAAGAGCGTCAAGCATCGCCATGCCGAGGCAGGCAACAAGTACCAGGAAAGCCAGGATGACGCCCAGGGCCTTGAGGACCGGGCTAGTCGGGCACATCATTGCATCATCCCCGGTTCTGCGCACTGCACGATGGCAAGAACCAGCGCGGGGGCTGGCTCGGGCGGCAGGGCCGTAAGGCGAACCCCGCCCCCGTCGACGCCGAGGTCCGCGCCGAGTTCAAAGTCAAACTCCAACCCACGCGTCGCCCTGATCTGGTCATTCGTTAGTGCGAGGACCCCCTTCACGCCGAAACGCAGGACGAGGGCGGCCAGGAGGCACTCGAGCTGCTGATTGTGCTGGTTGAGCTCCTGCAGCTCGAGGGCCGCGAGGTTGCTGCTGGTGCTGCCGAATGCCTTGGTCATGCTCTCAATCTCCCCAAATGATCTCAATGGACGTTGATGCAGGCACGCCCACGTAAACTACCCGCATCTTAGCCATCTCTCTGAGGAGCTTGGAGGCTACGGGCGAATCAGCCGCGGGCACGTAGCCCACGTGCAAGTCGCCGTCATACAGCGCGACGGCGTGCTTGTCGTAGGCATTGTCAGGCTCGCGCACCGCTCGGAGGCACTCGCCCGGCAGGAGGCTCGCCAATCTTTGGCGGGCTCCCGGCCGATGGTTTACCCCTGCAATGTAAGTAACCATCTTCGGCATATTACACCTCGGGTTTCTGCTCGGCAGCCGTCGTCTTGGCCTTTGCAGGCACTGCGCGGGGGCGGGTGGGAGGCATCTTGCCGGCCTCACGCATGTGGACGGCATACCAGCGGAGGCAGGCCACGGAGGTCTTGGCGCCGTCGTACTTCTCCTTGATCTTGTCGAGGATGGTGGCGTAGGAGTGGCCCACCTTGCGGCCGTCGCCGTCCTTGCTGACCACCTCCATCAGCAAGCCCTCGGCGTAGGCGCGGATGGACTCGCCCTTGACCTTCTTGGGCTTCTCGGTCTCAGCGGCCTTAAGGGCCTTTGCGCGGGCCACCTCGTCCTCAGCCTTCTTCAGGGCCGCGGCCTCTTCCTCCTCGGCCTTCTTCTGTGCAGCGAGGCCTTCTGCCGAAGGCAAGAGGATACCTTCAATCAGGGCGCCGTTGACGTCGTACTTCTCGTCAAGGTTCACGCCCTTTTCGTTGGCGAGCTTGAGGACCCGCTCTACCGCCTTGGAGCGCTGCGAGAAGGTCTTCATCGTGGCAGTGCCGCCCAGCTCGTTGACGATGCGCACGAGGGTGGCCATGTTGAGGACGCTGAGGTCCAGCAGTGCTTTGGTGTTCTTCATGTCTTGTTCTCCCGATCTACGTTAGGGCGCCCCGCGCGCCCAAGTCCATCATTATGCCCGAGCTTGACGGGCAGTGCGCACCGTCAAGCCATTGTTTGTCTTAGTATTGGTACTTTTTGAGCAGAGCCACCACCTCAGCTGTCGACAGCCCATTGAGTACGAGAGCATTATGGGCCGTCACGTACTTCTTGATGTTCTCGGACGTCGGGGCGGCCGACACAGTGTAGAGCTTACCGTCGCCGGTGAAGTAGGCGATGCGGGTGTCCTTCTTTGTAAGTTTCTCTGCCTGCTTGAGTAGCATCACGTCGTTGACGAGGTCCTCGACCACGGTGTCCATGTCGTACCGCATGGTCAAGGACTTGTCAAATTGGTTTTGGTAAGTGCCCTTCTCATTACAGAAGGCCGCAAACATGGCCTCTTCTTCAGTGCCTTTATATGAGTGAGGCTTGCCCTCGTAGGTGTAGACGTGCACCGTTGCGGGCACCTTGTCTACCCAATAAAAGTGCACTGGGCCCCCGTCAGCGTGGTCCACCGCGACGGCAACCTTCTTGCCCTCACGGTAGAGAGTACATTCATAGCCCGCACCCTCAGTGCCCGTGATGTTTTTGATACCCTTAACGGAGTAAGCAGGAGGCACGACTACCGCCGCAGTGGGAGTCAGCTTGAGGCCTCCCTCAACATTCTTGCCCGCCTTGAATTTAAGGGGCTCTTGCGGAGCTTTGGGGGCCTTCGGCGCACCGCCCTGCTTTTTCATCTGCGAGCGATACCACGCAACGCTGGCCGAGGTCGTCTGAGCGTCCGGATGCTCTGCCTTGACGAGGGCAAGGATGGCTGCCGTGTCTTTGCCCTCGGCGAGGGCCTTGCGGATGATGTCACCAATCTTCATGCTTGTTCTCCTGTGTGGGTGAGTTGATGAATTCATTATGCCCCTGATATTGGACAATGGGAGCGCCCTTCACACAAGAAAATTGTAACGGAAATGAGAAAGGGCCCCGAAGGGCCCTTGTTGCTTACAAGACGGAAGTATTAGTGGGCGCGTTGGCTTGCGTCGCCCTTAGCACGAGGGCCCCAATTACGACGGTCGTTGGCACGCTTGACGTTCACGGCCACGCCGTCCGCACGGAGGCGGCTCGCATACCACTGCACCGTCTTGACGCTCGTCTCGCACTCAGGGTGGCGCTTCTGGATCTCCTCGACTACGCCCTCGTAGCTCAGGGGGCGCTTGCGGGTCAGCAAGGCAATGGTGTCTTCTTTGATGGTGCGGGGGGCGTTCTTCGATGCCATGATGTTTCCTCTCAAGTAGTTTGTGCGGGAACTGCGTTGGGTAACGCAGTGAAATCATTATGTAATAGAAGAGGGCGCTTGGGAACGCCCTGTTTATCCCTTCTTATTGTAGGACAAATCCTACGGGTGCTTGGTGACCGCCTTCAAGACGTCCCATGCGCTGTGACTGGGCGGAAGGACGGCCAGTGCCTCGAGCTCCTGCTCGGTCGGCGGGTTGGCCTCGAGCTCTCCAATGTACCGGCCCGGCACCAGGTACTTCTTTAGGGTCTTGCCGATGCCCACCCTTACATATAACCAGTGGTTTCCATTTGCACGCATGCGCTTCCGGTGGTAGATGACCTGGGACTTGCGGATGCCCAGGTCGATCGCCGTGGCCGGGTGTGCCGGCCGGTCGGTTCCCTTGAGTTCGATCTCAAAGTACCAGCCCAGGTAGCAGCCGTCCACGTCCGGGTCGCCCGATCCCACCTGGTTCTCGAGGCGGCGGTAGTGAAGCTGGAGGCCGATAGGCTTCCAGCCCTCACGGAGGAACTCCCAAAGCCTGGACTCACGCGCCATGGTTCACCCCGCTGTACAAGTTAACATAGACTTCGCCCAACTTGATGCGGTGGTGGCAGTCACGATCAAGCTTGTTCAGCAGGGGCTCGACCGAGATGCCCCCACCAAGACGCGCTGTCGTCTGGCACAGCACGACCTGCTCCACCAGGTTGGCGTCGAGCGCGGCCAGCACGACGTCCAGCCCACCGATGAGCCACGCGTCTCGGTGCGCCCAGGCCGCCTCCTGGAGCGTGATGCCCTTGTGGTAGGTCCGGCTGATGGCGACCACCTCGCGGTCCGCCAGCTTCGGCAGCAGGTCCGCCGTGCGACGGCCTGCCAGCACCTTGTGCGAGCCACCCGTCAGGGTGAGCAGGCGAAAGATGCCCTTGTCCGTCTGCCCGGTCCACTCCATGCGGTCTTCCGGCCCGCGCGCGACGAAGCCGTCGCCCGACACCGCCATCAGCACCTTAAATCCCAGTCCCTTTGCCATGCTACAGTCCTTCCATGTGAGTAATTTGTACGTGGGCGTGCCTCAGCTCGCCCAGTGCGTGGATCCAGCTCTCGCCCCACCGCAGGTGGCCGAGGTCGGGCCTGGGCGCAACCACGTGGGAGATGCCGGACCTGAGGATCCATTCTACGGCGCACTGCTTGCACGGGAACCTCGTGATGTAGATGGTGCACCCCCGCGGGTTGAACGGCGCCTGGGAGATGCAGTTCTCCTCGGCGTGCACCACCATCTCGAGCTTCAGCGCCTTGTCCTCGAGCAGGTCAGGGCGGTCCGGGAAGTCGGCGGGGAAGCCGTTGTAGCCGATGGAGATCTGGCGCTTGTCCTGGGACACGAGCACCGCGCCCACCTTCCTGTCTGGGTCCTTCGACAGGAGGGCAGTGCGGACGGCCAGGTCCATGAAGTAGCGTTCCCAGTCAGACTGGGGGCGCTTGAACTGGGCCGGGTCCTGCATCATTCCACCACGGAGGGGCGGGGGTTGAAGGCAGGCCACTCGTGGTGGTTCTGGGCGGCAACCATCATGCCGACGTACGCGTCCATGCGGGTCTCGACCTCCTCGACCGTCCAGCGGGGCATGTACAGCTCGGGCACGACTGCGCGCTGGGTCACGGCCTCCTCTGCCATGCCGTAGTGGTCCTCGTAGAGGTGCGCGTGGCAGATGGCCACCTGCATGACGCCCAGGCGCACGCCGATCGACGCGGCCATGGAGGCCATCAGGAGCGCGTGGCCCATGACGTCGTACGGCAAGCCCACGAAGATGTCGGAAGAGCGCAGGGTCATGGTGGAGTGGAGCTCCCCGCCCTGCACGTGAAAGTTGAAGGCGACCGGGCACGGCACATTGCGCTGGCCGACCTCGCCAAGTCCGTCGTCGGCAGGGTCCCACGCGGACACGTACACCCGGCGGTCGGAAGGGTCGGACTTCAGGGCGTCGATCGCCAGCTGGATCTGGTCACGGCCGAAGTGCTCACGCCAGCGGTAGCCGTAGGCCGACTTGATCGTCTTGCCGTCGGCCTCCACGAACTTGTCCCAGAAAGGCGCGTGCTGACGCATCCAGGTGACGTCCTGGACGCCCGACAGATACCACGCAACCTCGGCTGCGGCCGACTTCGGGAAGGTCTTACGGAGCCCGCAGGTCGGCAACATCTCGTCGCTCAGGTCAAGGCGGAAGGAGGTGCCACCACGGCCCACGCGCACCTTGCGGGCAGTGCGGCCGTTCGCCTCCTCCGGGGAGTTGAGCGCCCAGAGCAGGAGGTTGCGGTAGATGTCAGCGAAGGGGATGGAGAAGCCTTTCATGCTGCCACCTTCACTTCTGCCTGGCGGTCCATCCACTCGCAGTAGAAGGCGCCGTAGTTGACGAGGTCCCGCACGGTGTCGCGGATGCCCTCGAAGTTGGGCTCCCTGCCCTCGGACATGGACTTGACCAGCGACATCAGGCGCAGGCCCTTGGTGTGCATCATATGGGCATAGCTCTGGTGCCCGAAGGGGAAGTATGCGTCACGGCCGCCGGGGACGTTGTTGTAGTCGGCGCCCTTGGCCGCACGCAGGGCCGTGATTTCCTGGAACACGGGGCTGAGCTCGGTGATGGCCCGGGCGTAGCCAAGGTCGGCCAGGCTGAAGCTGAGGAGCCAGCTATGATCCGGGGCCTTCCAGCCCTCGGGCTTGATGGCATCCGTGCCGCCCCAGCCTTTGCGCTTGTCAAGGTCCCCCGGTATCTTGGCCATGTTGGCCTTCTGGACTGCGTCGAAGACCGCCTTGGCGGGGACGCCCATTTCGGTGAGGCGCCCCAGCAGAAAGTAGACCGCGTCGATGATGGCGTCAGCTGCCTCAGCTACGTTCCCTTCCCGGCTAGCCTTAATAAGCTCGCCCATCTCTTCATCGACTGCGTCTTGGGCTCTTTGAGCTTCAGCTTCGGTCAAGACTCGGGGGCTGGGGGGCAGCACAACACCCCGCACCTGCGTGTTAAAGCGTTCGACGCCAGCGTGCATGCTGCACACCACGTCAAGGATCAGCGGGTCGCTTGCGCTGAGGGTCTTTTGGTTGGTCATCTTTCAGGCTCCGTTGGTTGGCTAGGTACCAGAGGAGCTTGCCGTCTGTCGGCTGGACGTTGGTCCGCCCCTCTATGAATATCGCCCAGCTGTCCGCTGCGTACTTCCCGCAGCCGGGCAGCCGGTAGACGTCCATAGTACCTCGGGGCCCCGAGTCCCGCAACCAACCTTGAGCCATCCCGACCAGACTAATGGCCCGGCGCCTGAACAGCCCGAGTGGCTGGAGTATGGGGTGCAAGTCCTCGGGCTGGGCCAGAGCCAGGTCGGCTATGGCGGGGTAGCGCTCGCGCAGGGTCTCGAGTGCGGGCTCTGCCTGCTGCCAGGTCGTGAGGTTGACCAGGGAGCAGGCAACGAGCATCCAGAATGGCTCCGAGCGGAGAGTCTCCTGAAAGAGAAAGCCCGAGACCGGCTCGGGCTTATTCCAGTGCTCGATGAAGAGGAGCCGTCCCCTGCGGACGACCTCCCATCGGTCGGTCCTCATGTCCTGTGCCCAACCTCCCTCAGCAGCTTCTTGACGTCTCCGACCGCACGCATGGCGGAGAACACGTTGTCGGAGGGCGAGCGGGAGCAGCTCTTGTACATCTGCCGCCCGTTGACCTCCCAGACGACGCGGTCGTGCTTGTGGCCGCCCTCGGCCTTGGCCTTGATGCCCACGCCCTTGAGGTACTTGATGACCTCGTCACGTACCCAGGTGCTGGCCATTAGCCACCTCCACATAAGGACACGACATTGGCAAAATCTTCTCGGTCAAACTCATGCCAGCCGTGAGACTCCGTCAAGTGCAGGGCATCAAACTGGGCTAGCACTTTAGTTGGCACGGTTGACGGACGAATCAAGCAGCCGTGAAAGCGAAGGCGGTTATTGTCCCCATCGTATATTGCCTTAGACAGACAGGTTATTGGAATCAGCCGGGCATAAGTCATGCTGCCTCCTTCTTGGCGCGTGGCTGCTTGGCACAGAAGACCTCGTGGCCCTCGGGGATCAGCAGGCGGGCCTTAATGCCGTCCTCGCTCAGCTCGTAGCCGAGGCCGTTCTCCTTGTTGATGGTGAAGAGGTGGGACAGAATGGCCGATCGGTTGAGCTCCAACTCTTTCTCGGCGAAGGCGATCGTGCCCCAAGTCAAGAACAGGGAGGCCACGGTGGCGCGCTTCCCGGGTTGGGGGATCGGCGCGAGGGCCTCAGTGTTGATGGCCTTGCCGCTCGTGCGCTTCTTCACCTCCTTCGGCGGGCCGTCCTCGGCGGCAGGCTTCTCCTTCTTCTTCTCGGGCTCGACGTAGGCAAACAGGTCGAAGCCCTCGGGGATGATGAGGGTCGCACAGTCGCCAGCCAGTGAGTAGCCGATGCCGTGGTCCCGCGAGAGGCAGAACAGGTGGGAGAGGACCCCAGAGCGGGTGAGGCCGAGGCGGGCCATCGCCTCGTGCAGGGACTGGGGCTTGTCGGCCATGAAGAACTTGGCGACCTCACCGCGCTTGCTGCCGGGCTTGACGGGACGGAGGTTCTCCGTCACGACCGGCTTGCCGCCCTGCACCTTCGGCTCACCACTCTCCTGCACACGGCTGAAGGACGAGGGGGATGCCTCGATCGTGGTGGGCACCTCGGCGCCCAGTTGAGTCAGCACCATGGCCGCCACGGCGAAGTCGCGCTGCAGGCCCAGCTGGGCGGCGTCGGTCCAACCCTGGGTGACGAGAGCGGCCAGGCGCTCGTTCGTGACCTCGACAGGCTTCGCGAGGCCGACCTCACCGCAGGAGTTGGGCACCTGGTAGGACTGCAGGGAGTAGGGGCAGAGAAGGGTGGAGCGCTTCTCGCCGCGGAGGAGGACCACGTGGCCGTAGCCGGCGGTCGGAGGGGTGTTGACAGCGAACCGGTGCCGCCAGTGGCCGGGCTGCTGCCCGTTGACGAAGTAGGTGCGGACGAGCTGGGGGATGGGGGCTTGGGCCTGTTGGGTCATTGCTGCTCCTGGTAAATTAAAAGGGGCACAGATTGCTCTGTACCCCTCTATTATACTGGAGCCCCAGTTAAGGGGTTACCAGCATTCAGGCGACTTGCTGGATCACTCCAGGAAGGACTGGCCTTCAGCCTGGTTGCCTTCGTCCGCCACCGGAGCAGCATCGGCCGCCGGAGCAGCGTCGGTAGCAGCAGGGGCTGCCGCTGCAGCCTTGGCTGCCGCCGCGGCGTCCTTGGCTGCCTGCTTCTCGGCAGCCTTGGCAGCCTTCTTGTCGGCCTTGGCCTTGTCGGCTTCGGCCTTCTTGTCGGCCTTAGCCTTTTCCTTGGCAGCGGCGGCCTCTTCCTTGGTCGGCTTGCCGGCCGAGGCCAGCTCACGGGCGGTCTTCACGTCTTCGCCCAGGCCGCGCAGGTGGTTGCGATACCAGTTGATGGATGCCATCGAGGTCTTGGCGTCCGGGAAGGCAGCCTTGACACCTTCCAGGACTTCCTTGTTGCCCAGGCCCGCGCGGATCAGTTCCTTCGCCTTGTCGCCGACGCCAGGGGCCTTCTCGACCGGCGCAGCCGCGGCGGTGTCGGTCAAGGTGTCGGTCGGCGCGCCCGCGGTGTTCTCGGTCTGCTCGACGCCTTCGGCGCTCATGGTCAGGCCGGTCAGGCCGGTCAGGATGGCCAGGGCGGCGGTGTGGCTCAGACGGCTCAGACGGTTCATGCGTTTCATGGTGTGCTCCTTCAATGGGTAGTTAGTAAGTATTCCAGTCGGGCGGCCGGGGTAACTGCCCGACATGTGATCTGGTAGGTGTGACTTTAACGTCGCAGCCCGGGGTGTAGGAGCCATCGTTTCCCGGACTACCGGCAAGAACAATGGCTCCCTTTCACAGCATTTCGCGGAAGAGCCCCAGGAGGCGGTCCCTGAGGCCCACTCCCGCCAGCTCGTCCGACACGGAGCGCTTGCGCTCCAGGGTCTTGAGGATGTACTCGTCCACCGTGCCGGGGACCACGATGTCGACGATGGCTATGCTCTTGCCGCCGACCTGCGTGGCCCGCTCGTTGGCCTGGTCCCTCTCGATCAGGTCGAACGTGTGGGAGTACCAGTAGATCGTCGACGCGATGGACAGGTCGAGGCCCTCTCCGCCTGCCGCAGGCTGGCCGATGAAGTCCGTCGTAGTCGGGTCCTGCATGAAGGCGTCGATGGCCTGCTGGCGCTTTGACTGTGAGTGGATCTTCCCGTGGTACTCGACGACGCTCCGGCCGGCGGCCTTCATGGCCCGCACGACCCGCTTTAGGTCCTCCTGGTACTTGCACCAGATGATATTCTTGCCGGTGCCCTTGAGGACCTGGTCCATCAGCGCCACGAGCCGGGGGTTCTTCTCGTCCTCCACCAGCTCGTGCACCTTGCCCGTCGAGTCCACCACGAAACCGCCCAGCACCTGCTGCAGCTTCATGAGGCGCACGCCCCCGTCCTCGGCCGTCACCTCCTCCGTCTCGCTCAGCTCGAGGATGAACTCCCTGAGCAGCTTGTCGTAGGCATCCCTCTGGACGTCCGAGAGCTCCACCGTGACCTCGTCGAGCAGGAGTGAGGGCATGTCGTCGACGTCAGCCCTGAGCACGACAGAGGCCCACTTGGCCATCCGTGCCTGCAGCTCGTCCAGATTGACGTAGCTCTCCAGCAGCCGGTACGTCTGCCCTGCGCCATTCGTCTTGTTGATGAAGAGGGCATAGCGGGCCTCGAACTCCCCGAAGGTGGCCCAGCCGAGCGCGTGGGGCTGGAGGATCTCAAACTGGGAGTAGGCGGCCAGGGGGCTGTTGGACACGGCCGTGCCCGAGAGTATCCGCTTGACCTTGCAGGCCTTGGCGACTCCCCGGATCGTCTTGGTGCGCTTACTGCCTGGCGACCGGAAGTCGTGGGACTCGTCCGCCACCAGGAAGACCCGCCTCTTCTTGAGGAATCTCTTGATGAGAGCCTTCACCTTGTCTTGCTGGAGGGACTCCGAGTTGACGGCGAGGACGGCCAGGCCGCCACGGTACTCGAGGCAGGCCTCGAGGGCCCGCTGGTGCTTCTGCTTGTGCGCCTCGGAGGCCTGGTAGGCGTGGGCGTAGTAGTCGACACAGGCCCACATGTGCATGGGCAGCTGCCTGCGCACCCAGTTGACGTGGACGCCATTGGGCGCAACGATGAGCAGCCCGTCGATGTCGAAGCGGTCTGCGTGCCTGTAGCATGCCACGTCGAGGACCGACTTGGTCTTGCCGGTCCTCATCTGCCACAGCAGCGCGCGGGCGTCGTCGTCCTTGTGCCGGTCGAACTCTTCCTGCTGGTGGCGATAGTTCGGCAGGCGAAACGGGAAGGCGCTCACAGGGCCAGCTCCAACTGTCCCGGTGGCGTCTTGGACGGGCACTTCTTCCAGGTGATCTGCCGGCGCGCTGCCCACGACAACACGACGTGGAGCCCTTCGCCGACCGACCACCCTAAAGACGGCGTGGCCGAGGTCACTTTGCCCTTCACCACCTGCACACGGGAGGGCATCAAGCAGCCCCCGTGCTTCTCTTTTGCTGAGAATACGAGCTCCATCTTTCTTCCTCACTTCAGCAGTACATGAGGGTGAACGGGGCATTGCCCCAGGCCCAGTGGCCGAGCCAGCAGCCTACCAGCAGCATAATCAAGCCTGCGAGGGCATCCCCGTCGAACGTGCCGAGGCCAAACAGGGACCACAGCACCATGGCCCCACCCGCCAGCACCAGGACCCCTGCCATGGCCACGCAGAACTCAAATCCAAGCAAGTCTTTCATTTCAGTTCCCCGTGTCGTTATCGGTGAGGGCCCACTTAGTAAACTCATGGGCCGTACGGCCCCAAGCTGCCTGTTCCTCGGCGTCGAGGCTACTCCAGCTCTCTACCTCGCAATTGTTTAACCGGAGTTGTGACTCCGCGTACAGCTCGTACAGCCTTTGCCCTACACTCATGATATTCCCCTTTATTTCTTGTACCGGTATCCCGACCAGCCTTCTGCTGCTACGGGGCATCCCTCAGCCCACGCCGGCAGCTCGGCCATCAGGTGCTCGAACTCCTTGACGTCTCCCGTCTCCGGGTCACCCTCGGCAATCAGCTCGTCGTGCACCGACAGGACGACGTCGTAGTCCTCCCCGTCGTGTGCCCGCAGCATCGCCTCGGCCATCAGGTCCCGGGCCACAGCCTGGGTGATGTTCTCGACTATCATGCCCCCGTAAGTGTCCTGGCGACGCCACTTCTTGCTGTAGGGGTCGACGCCCATGAAAGTGAGGGCGTCCTTGGCGCTGCCCCAGGGCGTCGGGCGCTTGACCGTCAGCGGGTCAATGTAGCTGAGCATGCGGCCGCTCGGGAGCTTGCAGTGGAGGACCTTGAATAGCCCGTGGTCGACGACGCACCACTGGACCTTCCCGCACTTGACGACGCGGCCCGGCGTCTTGGTGGCCGCGATGGCCGCCGCCTCCTGGTCGTTCCACATCTGCTTGATGCGCCAGAACTTCTGGCGGTACTTGTCGACGATGACCTGCGAGAACTCCAGCTCGATGTGGGTCCCGTACTTCGCCACCGTGTCGACGAACTTTGGCGCCCCCATCTGGTAGCCCAGGCCCAGGACCGCCTGCTTGCCCATCTGCCTCTCGTCTATGTCGACGCCCTTAATGATCGGGCGGCCGTAGATGTCAGACGCCATCTCGCAGTAGATGCACTCACCCCGGTGGAAGATGCCCAGAGCCTCCTGGTCGTCGGCCAGCCAGAAGATCACGCGCGCCTCAATGGCCGCGTAGTCGGCGACGTACAGCTTGCGGCCCTTGCGGGGGATAATCATCCCGCGGAGCGAGTAGGACAGGCACTCCATCACGTCGCCGTACAGCATCTCGATGAGGGGGATGTCCTTGGACTTCAGGACCTCCCACGCACCCTCCATGTCCTTGATGTTGCCGCGGGGGAAGTTGTGGGGCTGCAGCCCCGCGCCGGACCACCTGCCCGTGCCCGCGCCGTGGTAGAGCAGGCCTCCGTGGATCCGCCAGGTGGCCGGATCCGACCAGTTCAGCGCGGCGACGTACTTGGCTGTCGACGTCCGACCGAGCGAGCGGACGAGCTGCAGGCAGCGATGCACCTTGGGTGGCAGGTCACCGCGCTGCAGCCAGGCGTCGATCGTCGCTCCCTGGGTGTCCTCGAGGTGCAGCCCGTTGTCGGCGAACCACTCGAGCATCTTCACCCGCTGGGTTGCCTTCTGCACCCGGCCGTCCGTGATGCGCACCAGCTCCTCGTTGAGGTCCCTGTAGATGATGTCGACGATCTCCAGCGCGGCCTTGACCGCCTCTCCGTCGACCTGGAAGCCGTGCTCGTTGATGTGCTGGTCCATGAGGTAGACCCGCGTCTCTGTCGGGCTCAGGTCCCTCAGCACCTCGGACAGGCCCTCCTCCGCCAGCACGTCCACCCGGCAGTACGCCCACAGGCGCTCGAGCAGCTCGACGCTCTCGTGCCAGAAGACGGGCAGGTCGTGCCACGCGTCGTGGCTCCACGTGGGCAAATCCCACTGGGCATGCACCCTGTAAGTGCCCGCCTCTGTCTTCTCGACGGCCGTGTGGACATCCTTGGGCTTGCAGGTGAGGCCGAACCGCCCCATGACCCACGCCTTCACCTCGGCCACCTTGGGCTTGCGGGGCTTGGCCATCTTCTTCATGACCTTGGCGCCCTCGGTGTCCTTGCGGATGACGAGCTTCAGGGCCTCGACTGCCTTCTCGAGGGAGCGCGGTATGGAGTAGGCCGCTGCCTTTGCGGCCGAGCAGCGCCACTGCTCGTGGCGGATGGGGAACCAGCCGTGCACTGGCACCATCTTGTTGGTCCAGATGCCCCGCTCGAACCACGCGTTGTGGGCCTCGACCAGCCTGCCCGTCAGGATCCACTCCTCGAGCTCCTTCCGCTCGGGGCAGTCGGCCTCTGGTATGCCGAGGTGCGGGAAGGCCGGGTACCACAGGGCCGTCCGACCGTGCTCCCAGTAGGGGAGGCGGAAGACGAGGCACATCACCTCGGTGGTGGGGTCTAGCGAGTAGCGCCAGCTGCCGCTGTCCTTGATGGAGCACGCGGAGCGGGTCTCGAAGTCAATGGTGGCCTTGGGCGGGTTGGCCCAGACGCGGGCCTTCTTGGAGACCGACGGCGGGACCTCGGCCGGGTGGATGCCCCTGGGCAAGGCCGCGGGGGAGGGAGAGCCGTAGGACAGCGAGGACTGCACCTCGCTGCCCCCGTGATGGAGCGTCTCGACGAGCTCGCCGTCGCGGATGATCTGGGTGGTTGACAAGTCTGCCTCCTGGGAGAAGCAGACATCTTACCCCGGCTATGCCCCGAACTGCACCGCCAGAGACAGCTCCCGAATGCATTCGGCGGCAACGGCGCACTGCTGGAGGCTCATCCAGGCCACGTGCACCTCCTCCCAGGGAGGGACACCCATGCGCTCGGCCAGCAGCGCGTAGGCCTCGGACCTGGACATCAGCCCAGACTCCCAGATGGGGTCCAGGAGCTCGTGCATCTGCCGCCTGGCCGCCTTCGTCTGCCGGTCCGCCATGATCCCCATAGGGAAGACTGAGAACGGGTGGCAGCCTGTCGACGCCTCGCAGCTCAGGCAGTACCACACGACGGGCCACTTGCCCTGGTTGGAGCCGTAGAGGACGCGGTTCTGTACCAGCACGGCCGGCCCGCCGCAGCAGTCACAGGCCTTGGGCGGGTCGCGCCACTCGGGGAACCTTTTGCGGTGGTTGCAGGGCCGGGTGACGGCCTCCCGCAGTGCCTTCTCAGGCATGGCCCACCCCCTTCTTCAGCACCCCCACCAGCGCCATGATGCGCGGGTCGGCGGTGAGCTTCTCCGAGCCCGGGAGGCCCATGTGTATGCGGACGGCCTGCTGCATCGCCTTCGGCTCGAGGTGGATGCGGCGCATCTCCTTGTACAGGAGGGCCTTCGCCTGGGCATACGGTTCCAGGGCGGCCTGCTCGAGCCTCTCGAGCGTGAGGAGTTGCTGGCCGAGCACGCCGAGGACGTCCTCGATCGCCACGACCGGGTAGTGCGGGAGGATGTCTCGGGTACCCGCAAGGGGCAGGCCTGCGAAGTCCGCCCGCGCTTCTAGGAAGCGGACGGGCTCGAGGCCCGCCTTGCAGAACGGGCACTCCCCGAGAAAGGAAGACCTGTGGTCCTCACACCACTTGGGGGTCACTTGGGGCATTAGCGCATCCCTGGCATGTAGACCGCGAGGCGCTCCATCAGCTCCCCGATGTTGGTCTCGTGGAAGTTGAGGCCGATTCGCGCCACGTCAAGTATGGCGCGAGTCTCAGGGCGTATGTCCTCGCCCCGGCAGAAGTAGTACCTTGTACGGAGCTCGACCAGGGCCGCGTAGAGGATGGCGAGGTCCCGCTGAGACAGTGGCACGTCTTCTGGTGGAATGTACCCGATGCTCATTTTTGGTGCTCCAGCTTGAGCTGCTCTTCAGTGAGCGGCACGTTGAGGGAGAACTCCTCAGCGGCAGCCATACCCTCGAGCATGGCTGCTCGGTCGAGGTCGCTCCGCTTCTTGCTCTCGATGACCTCCAGGGCCCCGAACTTCCTGTTGAGGTACGTCTTGACCGCGAGGGTCTCGACCTCGGGTGGCACCAGCTTGGACACCTGCCCGTGGACGACAGACAGCCAGCCTATATAGAAGGCCTGCCGCTTGCCGCCGACACTCTTTAGCCACGGGCGCCTCGCGAGCATCTTGGCCCAGGACTCCTCGAGACCCCTCTGCAGGACCCGGTGTGTGTACTCTGCCAACCGGACGCGCTGCTCGGTCCCAAAGTAGCGGACGTTGAGCCGGTTCGCCGTGCCCGGGTTCCGGGAGTACACCACCTCGACGCCAAAGGCATCCTCGACGAGGGAGACGAGGTGATTCATGTAGCGGCAGGCCCCGTAGCCCTCCCGGGTCTTGACCTCGGCCTCGACGACGCTCGGTGCCTCGACCTCCTCGGCCGTCACGCCGAGGGCCGCCATCAGCTTCTGGGCCTGACGCATGGCCACTGCTGCCTCGTGAGGCTCGGGGCTGCTCGAGAGGGCGAGGCACTTCTTGATCTTGTCGAGGAGCTTGGCGCGCTGCTCGGGGGTATGGTCAGCCATCAGTACTCTCCCCAATAAACTGCTTCCACACCCACGCATTAGCCACCACATACCGGTCACCTAGCTCTCTCGCCTCGTCCGCCGTTTTCCCCCTAGCAGTCAAGGCAGTGTTTGGCCCAGTTGCGCAAAAAAGTCGAATTTTCCAGCTATCTGGGGCCTCCCGTATGACTTCCACCACAGTTCGCTCATCGGGGTACCCCGCAGCATGGGGGTATTTGAGGGCAAGGTACCAGCTACGACGGGACTCCGTAACCCGCATCAGCCCTGTTGGTCTTTCTCCCTTTTTCCACTGCAGCTTGACACCTTTGGGCAGTCCATACTTACTCATGATAAACTCCATTTAAAAGCCAAGCACTCGCTTGGCAAGGTAGATCGTCTCGCCGAGGTACGGGTGGCGCGTCCCCGGAACTTCTTGACGGGTGTCGGTGTCATAGCACGCCCACCCTGCCTTGTCTTTGAGGAATTGGAAGCCGAGGGCCTCCAACTCCGACATCAGATGCTTAGTCGTCACTTACGGGGCCCTCTACCACGTCGTTGAGCACCTCCACTGCCGAGTCGTGCAGAGCCGCCTCGTCCCAGAAGGGTTTGGCCTGCTCGGGCTTGTCGATCGCCTCGAGGCCCTTGGCAAGCCCACGGCACTGCGCGGCCTTCACGTGGTGCCACTTGCGCAGCTCGCGCAGGTTGGTTGGCAGACCACTCTTAATTTGTCCCATGGCTTTCTCCTATCCCAAAGTCTTTAACCAGCGGCCGTCCTCGGTCAGGTCGTAGCGCTGGCCGCGTCCGACGCCGAGCCCCATGCCCTCCTTGACGTGGCACAGCTCGTGCATGATGCCCCACGGGCCCGACTTCGTGCGCCCGTCCACGAACACCTTCGCCAACTTGGCCCCACAGACGTCACACTTCGTTGGCGGAGTGCTTGCCCAATAAACTTTTGCCATAACTATGCTCCAATAGAAGCGAGACTGACGGCTCGCAAGTAAATCAAGTCAGTAGGACCATTATAAGGGGAAACTCCCTTCACGGGAGCCCCCTAAGCCCATAATATTACGGCAATTCAAGGGGAGTCACCCCCATCGTTTCCTCAACCCACTTCATGAGCTGCTCGACCGGGAGGCCATTGCCCTCATTGCACTTGTCGTGCTCCTCAGTGTTGGTTGGTATGGATTCATTATGTACCCACGTTGGAGATAGGGGAGCACCCTGCACGAAAGAAAAGTGTAACGGAAGAGGGATAAAAAAAAGGCCCGCCGAGGCGGGCCTTTCCTTGGGGCTGGGCGGAGGTTAGTCCAGGAAGGAGCCCTCGCCGGCACCCTCGGTGAACGACTCGTCGACGGCGTCGAAGTCGGACTCGGCGGCAGTGCGGCCCGAGAAGGCCTCGCCGTCGCGCAGCTTCTGCACGTTCTGCAGGCCGAAGGCTACGCCCTTGTTGCCGGCCTTGTCGTAGCCGTAGGCCGTGATGGTCGCACGGGCGTAGCAGCCACTGTAGAAGTCCTGCTCGCTGATGATGCGCTGCAGGGACGCGTCGACCAGGCCGGGCTGCATCTTGCTGGTGGCAGCGCAGAAGACCATGCCCGCGTAGCCCTCCAGCTCGCCCTTCTCTTCGCCGCTGCGGAACGGGTTCTTCAGGGCGCCGCCGGTCTTCAGCTTGTACCAGCCGTTGCCGTCTGGCATGATCTTGTCGCCGAACTTTTCCTTGAGGGCCGCGACTGCCAGGTTCTGCATGGCCTGGTACTGCGGGGTCTTGCGGGCCTTCTCGTCAAACAGCATGGTGACGCCGTACTTCGGGGTCGGGTCCTGAGCGCCTTCCATCGGGGGCTGCGGCGAGAAGATCCAGGCAAACGAGGCGCGGAATTCGGGGGTGGTGACCTTGCGGGTGTTGTTGGCAGTTGCCATGGTGTTGCTCCTTATAGCGATATAGGTGGTTAGCGATGTAGCATGGAGTCTCCGCGTTGCCCCGAGCCCTCAGGATCGAGTTTCCCGCACGAGCCAAGCACCTTGTTGAGAGGTTGTGACTCGGGGCGACGCAGAACAGTTATGATGCCAGGGTCGGGGCCCCGGAGACACCGTCGACTCGGGGTGCCTCGTGCTTCAGTGGTGACTGCTTCGGCCAGTCGTAGTCGGCCAGTGTCGGGAACGTGATGGCCTCCAGGTCGTAGGCGCCTTGGACCAGCATCTCCTGGTGCTCCGGCATGTGCACGGCCGTCGCCCGGAGGACCCCAGCAAAGTTGGCAGCACGTGCCCACTTCGGCGTGGCCCTGTTCCCGTACGGCATGCGCAGCTCCAGGTCGAGCACGGTGTTCTGTAGCTCCCGGCTGTTAATCAGGTCTGTCATGACAAGGCCCAGGTCCCCGTAGACCCTGGTCATGTCGTCAGCGGCCTTGACGAAGGCCTGAGCCTTCTGCTGCCACTTAAACGGGAAGTTGCCAGCTGCCTTTTGGCAGTCCAGCACCATGTCTAGAAGCCCCTGCCGCACAACGGCCATCATGTCCCCCATGTACTGCTTGGAGATGACCGTCTTCATGCCTTGGCGTCCTCGTCGGTGTAGCGGCCAGTTGCCATGGAGCGCAGGCCGATCTGCAGCCAGTTCCCGCGTGCGGCGTCCGGCTCGTTCTGCAGCTCGATGACCCTCTCCTCGGTCATGCGGCCCAGGAGCATCGCCTTGTTGAGCACCCGGCGCCAGGCGAGCATCATCTCCATCTCCGTGCGCGTCTCCCACTGGCCGATGATGCCCTCGGGGCGGTCGAAGAACGGGCCCTGCATCTTCATGTCGTGGGTGTAACGCAGGCCGTCGATGTGAACCTGGAAGGGCGTAACACCGTCGCGGGAGTTCCAGATTAACTTCTCGTCGGTGCCGCCGTCGGAGACGTATCGCATCAGCATGAAGGCCTCCTTGTGCTGGAAGGTCGGGCGGGCCTTGGCAACCAGGGCCATGAGATCCATCTTGCCGAGCTTCTCGTGCAGGCCCACGACCTCGCGTGCCAAGTCCTGCTTGGACATACCCAGCAACTCGGTCAGGTCCATCGACGCCATGGCCACCGATGGATCCGTCGCCGTCATCGCCTTGGCCTGGGCATTGCGCTGGCGGGCAAACTCGTCAGGCACACTGGACAGCTTGTCCATCACGGCCGCGATGAGCGAGCCGGGCTCGAGGCCAACAGCCTTCTTGTGCAGGCCCTCGGACTCCATCAGGCGATTGACACCGTCAAACTTGGGGTTCTGTTCCATGTCATTCCTCTACTGCTTCAAAGTTATTTATCAATGCTCTAGCCAGCTGGTACACCACCTCATCCGGAAAGTCTCCCCGCATTTGGTTAAATGCCCAGCAGACTAGGCGTACGTTTCCCTGCACATATCCTTCATTGGGCCTGATCTTGTCTATAGAAGGAGCCCAGGGGTTGGTTTGGCTATTTCCAGCTTTTTCGAAAGACAAGAGCAGACCACTAATTGAGCATTTCATAGGCTCAAGTAATTTTTCCACCAAGGCTACCGTGAGATCGAAAGCATACCCCTTCTGGTGGGCCCGCCCTTTGCAGGCCTGCCATAGCACCCGAGCAGGGTTATCTTTCTTCCAGGCCTTGCTTATCGCTTCGGCCTTATTGGGGTTTTTGTCTTGCCAAGCCCGAGAAGCCTCAGCCGTTTTAGTGGGGTCTCTAGCATCGTTGGCAGCCTTTACCTTTTCAGGATTATTGGCACGCCAACGACGTGAAGCTTCGCGGGCCTTGGCCCTCTTCAGCTCCGCATTCATCCTACTCTTCCACCAGCTCGAAGTCAGAAGCTGCTGCCGACGACGGGGTTACGGGGTCACGTGGGTCGTCGATCGGTGCCATCACGATCTTGCCCTCAGGCTTGTGCGAGAAGTCAGCCACGATGGCCTTGAGAGCCCCCACAGGCACCTTGATGCCCTGCTCCTTCAGCTTGGCTACCAGCTCTGGTGGACGCAAGGCCTCGACCTTGGCGGGGGTCTTGAGCTTCGGCTCCTCGTAGAGCATCTCCTTCGGGAAGCCCTTGGCCACCAGGTCTTCCACGACGGTGTCCTTGTTGGCCCAGGCCCTGTTGGCCTTACCGCGGACCAGCTTGTAGCCAAAGCCAACGCCGTCCGGCTGCTCACGCAGGCGACGCATGCCTTCCTCGCGAACCTTCTTGACGTAGATGTCCAGGAGTGAGACGGTCGCCAGGGCCATCTCCAGTTTTTCGTCCGGCGTGCCCTCGTCAACCGTGGCCACCTGTGGCAGGCCGTCCGAGAAGTCCACCTGGGCGATGCGGATGACGGTCGCGTGCAGCTCAGGGCAGGGGATGCCTGCCGCCGGGCAGAACTGGCACCAGTCGCCAGCAGCAAGGGGCGCGTCCGGCTGCTCGACTGCCTTTGCCGCCTCGATCAGTTCGTCGCGGAACATGAGGAGCTCGGCCTTGGTGGTGGAGTACCTGCGCACACCACCCTCGCTGTGGCGGGCGCGCGGCTGCACGATAACGAGGTCGAGGGTCTCGAAGGCCCACTTGACGGCCTCGGACTCCGCGGTGCCCAGCGCATACTGCATGAGCTGGGAGTTGCCCCGCATGACACTGTGGTTGGTGCCTGCGGCGCCGTACCAGTCGGCCACCTCGACGACGACGCCCTGGCCGTGCTTGTAGTCAAAGATGGTCAGGTGATCAAACAGCTGGAGGACGGCCGCGTCGTTGGTACCAAACATCGGGCCCGCGGACTCGGTGCCATCCGCGTTGCGGAGGATCCTGTTGGCATCCAGGTACATGCCGTTGGCACTGGTGCACGTGGAGTCGTCCCAGTCGTAGCCCACCAGGTGACTCAGGTTGGTGCGGTGCTCCACCAGGAGCTCGGACCCAGAGCGTGCCTCGACCTCGTCCATGACGGCCGTGTAGTAGACCTGGACGGCGTCCGCCATGTCCTGATCGATTGGGTAGGCCTGGTGACCGGCCGCAACCAGCTGGATGATCTTGACAGGCACGGCAATCGTCTCGTTGCTATTGAGCTGGGCAATTACGTCGGGCGTGAAGACGTGGGCGTCCTCGTGCTCATCGAGGTAGACTTCGCCCCCAATCATGTCGAGCGGCTGGATCCGGTGGTTGAGGCAGTACTCGCCCAGGCCGTGGGCTGCGGTGCCGAGGCGCGCGGCCTCGGACGAGTTGTTGGGACGGCCGGCAGACAGGCGGATGGAACCGGGGCAGTTCATCCACCGCTTGTTGCCAGACGCGCTGCGGGTAGCATGCGCGCCCATATCTTAGCGCTCGTAACGGTTGCGGGTCTGCATAATCGGGAAGCCATTGACGACCTTGGTGTGCAGGCCCTGGCGGCGGTAGCGCTCGTGCTGACGGGTCGAGCTGAATGGTGCCTTGGGGGACTTTTTGCCGGCGTTCCAGTCCAGGCTGCGGACCTTGCGGCCGACAGTCAGCATGGACGAAGGCAGGCCACCCAGGGCGAGGGCGAGGGCAATGCCCAGGCTGCGCATGCCGCCGACTACGACGGGATTAGACTTGCTCATGTGATTCTCCTAGGTATGGGTCGGGTTTACTTCAGGTCGGCGAGGAAGGCGTCGTACTTGGACGGGTCCATGGCCGAGACGCTGACGGCCTCGTGCTTCTGCAGCAGGGCCATGGCGGCTTCATTGCCGTGGGCCTTGGCGTAGGCCTTCAGCTCGTTGCGCACGTCGTCCACGGTGACCTTCTTCTTGGCCTGGGCGGCGGCCTTGGAGGCCTGCTCGGCGGCGTCCAGGGTGGCCTGCGTCACGTGGGTCGTCTCGCTGTAGCCGGTTTTGGCCTGCGCCTCGGCGAGGGCGGCAGCGCGGTTGGCCTCGGCCTTGTTCATCGCGGCCTGCATGTCTGGCGGGTTGGCCTTGGTGGTCTGCTCGGCGGCTTGCGCAGCACCGTGCAAGCTAAGCCCTGCAATCGGCTCGGCTGTGCTGGTCTTGGCGGTCATCTCGGCGTGCTCCTTGGCTGCCGCGAGGCCGGCCGGGGTATTGCCGTCGCCTGCGGGGCGGATCTGCGTGGCCTCGACCGAGCCCGCGACCAGCTCGATCGACGAGGCCTCGCGCTGTGCCTTGACGTACTCCAGCATCTCCTGGTTAACGGCCAGGTTCTGCTCGGCAACGGCCAGCTGCCTGGTGGAGTTGTCCGCCTGGGTTTCGAGGGCAATGACGAGGCGCTCGACGAGCTTCATGATGAGTTCCATGTTAAGTAGTTCCTGTTGTGGTTGAAGGAGTAGCCATGATGCCACCCCGGGCGCATCCCGGATACCACCACGGGGCGTCTGATGGGCCATCATCCCGAGCTCGACGGTGCCGTCCCGAATCGGGATGCGTCAGAATGCATTTCTTGAGCCCCAGAGGCCTAGACAGAACATCGACCCAGGAGCATATACATAATGAGCGAGAAGCTTACGGAACAACTGCCCGTCAGGCTCACCCCAGCGCAGCGTGAACACCTGCGACAGCGGACCAAGCAGCTGCAGCTGGACGGCATACCGGGGCGCATCACGGAGGCCGACATCATCAGGGCCCTCATCACCAAGGACATTATCAGGGCACGGGAGGAGGCGGCATGATACAGGTACGCCCACACGACTGGGAGATCTACGTCCGCGAGGGCATGCAGCTCATACCGCTGCACCGCTACGACGCGGTGGACGCCAAGGGCAAGCAGCGGGGCAAGAGCCCCCGCGACAAGGTCTGGTCCACCAAGGACTACGACAGCCGGCAGGTCGTAGAGCAGGCCGCGCGGTCCAACACCAACGTGGGCGCGCGCCTCACGGCCGAGGTGATGGTGCTCGACTGCGACCCCCGCAACTACGGCGAGGGCCACGACCGCCTGGCCGAGCTCGTCGCCGCCACGGGGCTGGACCTCTCGACCGCGCCCCACACCATAACCGGATCGGGCGGAGACCACTACTGGTTCCGCAAGCCGGCCGACGTCTCCCTGCTCGACTCGCTGCACGACTTCCCCGGCATCGAGTTCAAGTCGTACGGCAGGCAGGTCGTCGCGGCGGGATCCGTGCACCCGTGCGGCCGGCACTACGAGTGGGACGACTTCGCGCCCTCCCTCAACGACATGCCGACGCTGCCCGACTCGCTGCTCAGGCTGATCCGCCGGCCGGTTCGGGCTCACGGAGACGCTGCGGGACTCGGAGAGCTGACGCCTGAGATGCTCGCGGAGACGCTCGAGCAGCTCGACCCCGAGGACTTCCAGGACCACGACGACTGGCTCAACCTGATGATGGCCTCGCACCACGCGACGGCCGGCGAGGGCAGGCAGGAGTTCATCGACTGGTCCACCTCGGACGCGCAGTACGCGGACGACGGCTGGATCATCGGGCGCCGCTGGGACTCCCTGCACACCGCGACCTCGGCCAGGCCGGTGACGGTGAAGTACCTGCACAAGGTGGTGCAGGACAACGGGGGTGAGGTGGCGCGCGTCCAGCCGGAGGACGACTTCGAGGAGTACGAGGCCCCCGAGGAGGAGGGCGCGGGCGTGGACGACGCCCAGCTGCGCGAGCCGCCGAAGGGCACGGTCGTGGACGAGCTGAACGAGCTGCACGCCGTGGTGATGGAGGGCGGCAAGTTCCGCATCTTCACGGAGCAGTTCGACCCGGTGCTCAAGAGGAGCTTCTACCAGCGCTCCTCCAAGGAGGACTTCGAGAACCTCTACAGCAACGCCCTGGTGGAGGTCGCGGACAAGCTCGTGCCGAAGTCCCAGCTGTGGCTGAGGAGCGCGGCCCGCCGGCAGTACATCGGCGTCCTGTTCGACCCAGAGCACGACCACAAGGGCTGGCTCAACCTCTGGAAGGGCTGGAGCGTGGAGCCGAAGAGGGGCGACTGGTCGCTGATGAAGAGCCTGCTGCTCGACGTGCTGGTGGACGGCGTGGAGGACCACAGCGAGTACGTGATGAACTGGATGGCATACATGCTCCAGCACCCGGGCCGTGCCGCCGAGGTGGCCGTGTGCTTCCGGGGCGAGAAGGGCACGGGCAAGGGCACCCTGGCCAGGGCGCTGTCGGACCTCGCGGGCGCGCACGGCCTGAACATCAGCTCGCCGGAGCACCTCGTGGGGCGCTTCAACTCCCACCTGCAGAACTGCATCTTCCTGTTCGCCGACGAGGCCTTCTGGGCCGGCGACAAGAGCGGCGAGGCGAAGCTCAAGCAGCTGGTCACGGAACCGACCATCGCGTACGAGGGCAAGGGCCGCGACGCGACCATGGGCAAGAACCTGATCCACGTGATGATGGCTGCCAACGGCGAGTGGGTCGTGCCGGCCGGCCTCGACGGCGAGCGCCGGTTCGCGGTGTTCGAGGTGAACACGAAGCGCAAGGGGGACACCAAGTTCTTCAACGACCTGAACCGCCAGATGTACAGGGAGGGCGGGCTCGAGGCGATGCTGTACGACCTGCTGACGCGCGACCTGAAGGACTGGGCGCCGAGGCACAGCGTGCCCGCCACGAACGCCCTGATGAAGCAGAAGATCATGAGCATGGACGAGGTACAGCGCTGGTGGTATACGAAGCTGTCCGACGGCATGCTGCCCGGCGTAGACGGCTGGGATGAGATGCCCGCGGGACAGACGGTCGCCTGCATCAAGGAGACCCTGAGGCAGGACTACCTCGAGTTCGCCAAGGAGATGGGCTGCCGGAGGCCTGCGGACCAGGTGTCGCTGGGCATGAGGCTTGGCAAGCTGGTGACCCTGCAGAACACACAGGTCAAGCCACCGGACGACGGGTACACACTGAAGGTCGACAGCAAGGGCCGGGCCTCGGCCTACAAGATGCCCGGCCTGCTGGACGCGCGCCGGGAGTTCGAGGAGCGAATGGGGGCCACGCTGAACTGGCTCGAGCACGCATAACTTTAACAGGAGAATATCATGACGGCAAAGATTAGCAAGGAACTGGCAGCAGAGCTGAAGCACTACCGGGAGGCCGAGCGGCCTCGGCTCTACCGCGAGAAGGAAGAGGCGGACCTCTTCGCACGGCACGCCCCCACGGACAAGGCCGCCCTGCGAGCCTTCAAGGCCGGCCCCAATTTCGTGGTCCGACGCACGGACACCCCGGCGCGCTTCTTCGTGTCGGCGCCGCTCAACCCAACACAGCCCCCGATGTTTGGCAACTTCGGCCAGGCGCAGCGTGTCTCGTGGCCCGCTGCGCAGGTCATCGCCCGCTCGCTGAGCAACCGGGGAATGTCTTCAGTGGCGGTGCCCCGTGTCGCAATAGACGTCTTAGCCTTGGCATCCACCTAAGTCAACTTTTTCAGGCGGCCGGGCTTAAGAATCAAGCACTTAAGCCCAATCTGGCCCGCCTGGACCTCGGGCGCTGTTTTCGCCCAGGAAGCCAAACCGGCCGCGGCGCAATGCGTTTACGTCAAACACTGCCTCGGGAGTTGTCCAGGACGGCAAACTGCCTTAGATGCTTTAGATGCTTAGATTTTTACTGTAAGTCCTTGATTTCCTTATATTCTTTATTATTTATTTCTTTAGATAAAGGTTAAGATTAATCTAGATAAATAAAGAATATAAATAATATAAAGGATTTTCGCACAATAGAGGAAACTGGGACGACTCGGGCTACTCGAACGACTGGGACGGCGTGCCAATCCGGGGGATGGGCGGGGCGGGCGGACTGAGGGCGCCTGGCCGACTCCGGCTGGCCGAACGAGAGGGCCCCTCGGCTGATCGCGCAATTTTTCCCTGTCTGCTCGGCCCCGATGGCCT